GAGTCAAGCTGTCGTCTTAGGATCGAGAGTCCAAAAACTGGAATGCCCCAAGATCAATCGCCGCCATTGTTTTGAGGCCCATCTTTCGGATCGCTGCCAACGCTGACCAAAGCATCCGATCAAAGTCGGACTCTGTGATTCGAGCCCCATGAAGCCAACTGGTTGGCAACAACAGCGCCATACCTGTTAGACCACTACTGCTCTTGTTCAGCACAACCGGCGAGTCCAACACCAAATTGCAGCGTCCGTTGTTGTTGAGTTTTTCTCGGATGTAACCACTGTCGAGCTTTGTGAAGATCAGCTCCTCTAGTTTGGAGCTGTACTTCCCATCAAGTGTCCCGCGCAACGTACACGGCACAAGCTTTACAATCGCTGCGCTTTGGAGGATTGTTTGGTGAGAGATGAATTCAATCCGTAGGCCTGGAAGATTGTTCAGGTCCTTTTGTTTGTACACAACCATCTCAGGCGCGTCGACGGTCCCAGTCGGAGTTGTAGGCTGGGGCTGGGGTGAGCTTTCGTTAGGGTTGTTATCACTCATAGTCAGTAACCGGTTCTGTTGGCTCTTCCAAACTAATACCTCGTCCAGCAGCGAAGTCCTTCCAGCACGCTGCAACCAAGGCTTTGAGGAGATAGTCATAAACATTTCCACGCCACAGCACAAAAATTTCACGCCCTGCAGCCCGATCTTTAAGCCATTTGTGAGGCACAAACACGTCTGCTTCCTCAAGATCAGGGGCCCACACCACGCAAGGCCCAGGCTTAGGAGGGCGTTCGTCAGCTACCTTCTGGCGGTTTTGGCGCATCCGAATCCTGTTGCAATTCGCACACAACACACCCCACTCGGCAGAGCCAGATGCATGCTCCCGAAGGACTCGCATCAGGTAGGAGCCTCTGTCCATGCTTCGCTTTAGGTCTGAACCACGTCCTGCAAAGTTCACGATGTCTAGTGCCCGAAGATCGCTGTTGTAGCCACACTGTACACACTTCGGGCCAAGCTGTGTCAGCGTTGTTTCGCGAAGTGTGATGTAGGTGCTCATCAGAAACCTCTTAGACTCTATGTAAGTTAACTTTCATTAGGGTGTTTATTGATGTTCATAGGGTGTTCCATTAGGGTGTGCATTAGGTACACACCCTAGGGACCTCAACAAAAATTAGGGTGTTGCGCAAAGAACCTAACTTACAGACCTTCTTCAAGCGCTCCCCGAAGATCCTTTGCTCGATCTAGGAAGCTATCGCCAACCTTTCGGTAGCGTTCTTTTGCAGTCGCGCTGACGTCAGAACGGTCAGCATACTCGAAGCGTGTTGTAGCAGCAATTACCAACCCATCAATGACTTCTTTGAGGTGGTCTTCGCTGATGTTGATTCTAATCATACGTTTGGGGGTTCTCCTACTGTCATGATACCACAACCCGATTTCGGGGGTGGCTCACGAATTTTGTGATGGCTTTTACGTATTGACCTAGGGTGTAGTCGTCGAGGCCTGGCGCGCGGTTAGCCTCTAACACATAGATTTTATTGGAGTTATCCACTAGCATATCAACTGCTCCAAGCTCATATCCGACCGCTTTGACCGCAGCTTTCGCAGTCGCACGCAACTCTTCTGTCGGCTCAACATCATGGACCATTCTCCAACCGTTCGCACGGTTCCGAACTGGCATCACCCGGTGAGGCGGCTCGACTTGGGTCTTCAAACCCCGGGCGATACAGCGCCCACGAAAGATGTGGAGTCGCCACTCCTGCACAACATTTGGCACAACCTTCACCCAATAGTCGCGTCGAGCAAAGTCCCGATGGCGAGGTCCAACTATGTCTGTGCCTTGGCTGTGGACACGCCTCCGACCAAACACCAACCAACCACAATCAACCCACGCGCGGGCAGTCTCCAAGAACCGCGTCCACTCAATCGTAGGCACACCTTGAAAGGCCTGGAGTTGTTCAATTGCGTCCTTGCGAGGTGTGTTTGCAAGCCAATGGTCGCCAGCCTGAGGGCTGCATCCCCAATTGAGTTTCCAGCTAGTCTCAAGGCTTGCGAGAGCTTCCTTGAGTTGAGCTGCGCTTGCGCTATTGTGAGGGCCAACAACTTGCATGTTAGTTCACCCATCCTTCAAGCGCCATCGCTGCTAGCGCTTCCTCCTCGATGTTAGCTGCCTCAGCAGGGCTGACGCTAGTAGAAACAAAAGGCGGTGTAGCGACTGGTGTTGTTTGTGCTGGCGTCCATCCATAGGGGTGTTGGCTTGAGGGCAGCTCAAACACCTGTCCGCTGCTAACGGTTGGTGTTGGTTTTGCGTCTGTTGGTTTTGGTGCGAGCTTCAGATCCGGGCGATACTCAATCGCTCCGCTTTTTTCGTCCTTACACCGAAAGCTAAAGCCAAAATGCCGGATGTGGACATCAACCCCAAATTGTCGCGCAAGGCGCTTGATGTCGGAGGCGGTGTAGAAAGGGTTCGCATAAAGCTTCCCTCCGCACTTCACACAATTCATGCGCTTAAGTGGGCGGCGGCCCTTGTCCGCATAGGGCCAATCCGCGTCCAACTCCAGCATCGCTTCATTGAACTCGCGAATTTTTGCTTCGCTTCCAACGAAAGTTGTTTTAAAATGTACGTCTGCCATCACAACAAATCTCCTTTCAAGGCACTTTTCACTAACTTAGACAAGCCATAGATCCCACAAGCCAGTACAGCAGTCACGAACACGCACAGCGACAGCCCAAACCCAACAAGCAAAAAGTCGCTAATGAATTCAGTGGTTTGTTTCATTTTAACGGTCGAACCAATCTCCTTTTAGGATTGCCTTAAAGAAAAGCCACCCCAGACCAACAAGCCCACACGCGCCCATAACCAAAAGAAGAATAATCAAGCACCCGACTCCCAAAGGTATAAGGTCCCAAACAACTTCTATTAGATTTGTCATTTTAGTCCTTTCAATATGTCCTCAACTGACTCCTCCCGCTCGGGTTGGGTCTCTGCCTTTGGCGAATCCTCAAGCATCTTCACAACCGTCTCGATGGTTTTAGTTGAGGCGTTCAGTGCCTGACTCAACGAAACAATGATGTTGAGGCGGGCCTGAACCGGCGTCTCTGGATTGGAGGTTTGCTTTGTGAGGTCCGTGATGATTGTGTCAATCAAGCTGCGAATGCGGGTGTTGAGCTTGATTGTGGATGTGATGTCAGACCGCAACAAAGACTTAGGCGTTTGGATGCTGCCTGCTGGTCTGCCGCGTGCTGGAGTGTCTTCATTTGTGTCGCTCATCCGAAAAAGTACCTCAATCCTGCATACAGCAGTCCAACTACAACTACCGCAAAGGCTGTTGCCTTGAGAGTCTCAAGCAAGCTATCGTTATTCATAGATTTCACACTGTCCCGTCAGGAGCGCCCTGATCGCCTCGACACATTTGTCACAGAGCGTTTTCTTCTTCCGGTTGATTTGCGTGTTGCACCGAACACACTCGCCTTTGGTGCGCTTGTTGCGTCCAATGTCGTCGAGACTGCTGCCGCAGTTCGCACCCCACCCCGGATAAACAACCGGCCCACTTTGGCCTTGGCGTGCTTGGTTAGCTTGGAAGGTCGTGGGTGTCGACGGGGCATGACGAAACCCGAACGGCATTTGTTCTGCCTTCATAAGGCAGTCAGAGCCGTCAGCCTCCTTTCGGATGTAGTACCGGTATTCGTTGTGGATTTCGTAGACGACGGAGATTTCAGCCCCCACGAGACGTGCTGCGGTTTTAAGCGGACCAAGATTCGAACAAAACATAATCGGCCCAGACGCAAGCTTCACAGCATGCAGGTCTTGCATGTTGAAGCGAGTGAAGTTGATTTGGTTGTCGTGATACCACACGACTGCGCCCCAACCGTAGATTTCCTTCAGCTCTCGATCTTCCGCGATGTGTTTGAAGATGTGCATGCTGTCGACTTCAAACGCACGCTCATACTTGCGGTTGAGTTCTTCGTGGTTGGTGAGGCAGCCGTTGTGGACGCCGGTGATGAAGCTGCCGTCGGTCTTTTGAAAGCTAAATGGGTGGGCGTTGTCCACAGTTACTGAGCCCTTTGAGGCTGCGCGAGTGTGGATGATCCCTGATTCAAAGTTCTCAAAGTCCTTGATACTGAAGGACTCCACAATTGGGCCGAGCTTCTTGACGATTTTATTTCCGTCTGTTGCGCCCCAGCTGTCCCTTCCCCGCTCTTGCATTGCAAGCGCAAGAAATGGAGTTATGAGGCGTGTGTCTTCGTTGGCTGAACCAAACCCCAGTATTCCACACATGTGTGTTGTTGCTCCTTTTTAAAAGTCGATAGTTGGGTCGTCAGCAATCGGCGCTGGCTCTGCTAGTGGGTGTGTGACCCAAATAGGTTCTCTGAATAGGCCGCCTGTCATGTTTCTTAGGCCACCGAAGTGTTGAGCGGCTTGCTGCTGTGCAGCATTAGCAGCAGCGGTTTGTTGAGCACGCCCTTCAAGGTCTCTCCGAAGTTGTGCACCATAGACAATATCAGTGTAATGCGGAAGCGGACCAGTCCCTACAGCTCCTTCATTTGGTGGTGTGACTGTTTGAGTTGGTGCAGATGTGACTTTCTTCAGCACCCACTCCGCAATCGCCGGAGGCATCCATCTCTGACTAAACTCAACAAGCGTTGCGGGGTACTTTAACACATCCGAGTCAGACGCTCGCGATGCGCCTTCAACCAGCCACCCACAAAACAGCGGCCACAACATCAAAGACTCCAGGTCTGTGACGCCTTCTTTCATTCGAAACTCCACTGTGCCCCGAAAGAACAGACTGTGGAGGTTTAGACCAAAATACCTGATTAGATGGGCACGGTTCCCAATCTCACCATATTTGTTGTGCTTTAGTTGTTTGAAGGTGTTGCGTAGGCCTTTGCTAGCTTGGTCAACAAAGAGCCTTCGAAGGGCCTTGGGGTCGGGCTTCGCGACAGGAGGCGGTTGAACCAAAACTGCCCTATATTCTCCTGTTATAGGATCCCGGACATTCCTCAAACGCGGCGTTGATGGAACAAAATCGACAGCCTCAGTAATCGCTTGCTTAACTCGACTGTCGATTTGCTCTTTGGTAAATTGTCCGTGAGTCTTTGGATCAACTCCATACACCATGTAAAATAGGCCTCGGCGAATCTCAGATTGTTTGTGGAAGGTCCACAGCGCAGCGGCTTCCTTTCGGAAGTCTTTGTCTACTGGACAACAAAATCTGTTAGCCAGACGGGACGGATCTACCAGACACCGGTACAGCTCAGACTCTAAATCAAGGTAGATCTTGGTGAGGCGTCGTAGGCTAAACCAATCCAGATCTGTAGCGTCCACATGCACATGAAATCCACAAGTGTGGTTGACGGTTGCATGGTGGATGTGGAGTTGTTGTGCAAGCTCAGTCACCCCCAGCACATACTGCCGCCCATACAGCGGCTCAAGCACCAACTCATGAGCGCTTGGTTGGACACTTCCGTCCCGCATCATGGTGCCAGAGGATTGTTTGAGGTTGCGGGGAGTGAAGGTTTTCCAATCACCGATCTCGACTTCTAGCCCAAGGCGTCGAGGAAGGGGATTCAGGAGCTTGTTGGCGGTAGTAGGAACCAGCGGTTTGCTTACCTGCGTGCCAGGCCTCCGATGGCAAGAGTTAACAAACCTCCGGCCATTAACTAGGCTTGTGCCAGTGCACCACCGTTTGCACCTGCCACAACTACTGCAGCTAACGACTGGGCCGGTGTGGAAAGTTTGCCTACCGACTCGTTCACTGCAGTATTCGCATTCGTGACGTTTTTTGAGTTTGGTTTTACTCATGCGTTCACCAGACCTTGAGGGAGTTTCCTCAAAAACAGCTTTAGTTCTGAAGGGCGACTCCCGTTTGAAAGTTTGCTTAAGAGTGCTGAAGATTCAGCGAAGAATTGTTCTAAGTCAGGCGGAACAACCAGCAGCATTTTGATGGAGGGGTGTGTGTGGACCACGCGAAGGACATCCATAGTCGTTGGTCCAAGCGTTAGGGAATACAACCCTGGAATGTTAATAGCCGCAAAAGACAAGTTCTTCCAAAAATCCTTGAACACCTTTCCTTGGTATGGTGCTGGCTTGAGGCGACCCAACACCTGACTGACGTAGACCTCTGGCGAAATCACTTGCTCTCCCAAGGCGGCAATAAGGGTTGTGTTTATTGCATACAGACTAAGCCCCGGCTCCAAAGGAGCCTTCAAAAACGAAATAAACACTTCATTCTGGCCGAAGTGATCGTATGTTGGGGGCATTGGGCCGTAGTAACCTTGGTGGTTGCCGAGTTGACGGTAGAAGTGTTGGTGTTTTCGAAGCCTCACTCCTACTCCCTGCCCAACAAGGTTGGTGTATTCTCCAAACCACATCAGCTCCTGGCGTTCAGGCTCGGTGAGAGTAAAAAACACCACGTCCATCGGCGGGCTCTTTAGGCGGTTCCCGTCAATGTCATGTTTCAGTTTGTAGAATTTCATAAACCACCTTCAACAGCAGGAACTGTTATCTCTGTTGTCATTAACACAACCGCAGGGGATGAGGCTGTTTTAGCGATTCTCGCAGACACTCTTTGGCACCTTCGACACCCCACCATAGTGACGGTTCGATAGGCACGATCAAGGTAGACTTTTTGAGTGATGCTTTCTGTGCCAGGCCGAAGGCAGTGATAGCAGTTTTTGTTGTCCCCAAGCATCCGGGCTTTTACCTCTTGCCACACAGAGGTTGGCTCAATAGTCTTGAGTAGATGCGTTGGGATGGTCATGAAGTTTCCGTCAAGATGCCAATACCAACTGTTACCGTTTTTTTCAACAGGCATAAATCACACTCCAAAGTCAGTTTTGTTTAACCCAAAGCCGCCTAACATACGAGAGAAGCCTTGTCTTAGGGAGGGTCCACGGAGCACGAAGGCCCCGGCTTTGACCGTCTTATCTAGTCAAGGACAGAACAACATTCCAAGGCGCACATCTCTATGCCCTTGCGTCTAGGCACCACACTCCCGCCTATCGCCACTACTGATGTGCGTATGTTGTGTGATGACATCTCCACGGAGCGGTCAGGCTTAACAAAGTCAACACTCTGGTTGAAATTGGTAGGCTTTGGGTTAAGGTCGGTTAGAGGCCCAATTTGCTAAGAACCTCTACAATCTTTTCCAACGATGCTGTCGCCGGAAGGGATCGATACTCAAATCCATAAGGCTTCATTTCGTAAAACCCCGGCAAACGCTTAGTAGACTTAATTTCTTCCTTAAAGGCCTTGTCAAAAGCCTGAATGATTGGAGGAAAATCAAGCTGGTTTGTGTACTTGAATTCCTTGTTCTTTTCGTATCTGAATACTGTTTCGTCGCTGATGTGGATATGCAGTCCAGCTCGCCGGGTTCTGTCTGAGGGCTTGTAGTCGAGCCCATAGATGTTATTGTATTTTGTTGGACCCTTCCCAAACAGCCGTCTCGCGGCTCGGAGTGTGTCAGCAGGAACCGGAGCAATAGCCTCTTGAATCAGCTTCAGATTCTTCTTCGCAACAACCGCTTCGAGCTTCGCGACTGCTGCTTTGTAAAGATAACTTGCTACAAGAGGATCACTATCTGGCACACCTCGGGCCTCAGCAAGATACCCACAGCTGTCGTGGGGAATATCAGCCGAAATTGGCTGAAGAACTCCATCAGCAAGAGAGGCAACAAAAAACTCTCCTTCAAATCCGTATTTAATCATACTGTTTAGTTCTCCTTTTGAGGTGGATGCTCAAACTCAGGCAGAGTCAAGTCTCTGTGCTTTCCCGCCGCTTTTCCAACCCATCATGACACTCAGGCACAGTCGCATCACAGAGGTGAGCGTTCTGAATGTAGCCGGCAATTGTGTGGCAACTCAAGAGCAATTGGTCATTGATTGAGTGCTCATCCACTGCGCTATAAGGGGCCGGGTTTATTTGAGTTTGAGCAAGGTCGTTTAAGCAAAATAGTTTTTATTTGCCCCAATCACAATCATTGCATGGGAATTAGTGCAGGGTTTGAGCCGGGGCTCATATCCCACTGACTCTAACTCAAACCAAGTGCGATCGTGGTTTGGGTTCATAACAACTGTCGTAGGAATGTTGCCGTATTTTTGCTCAATTTTTTGAAGCTCTACAATTAGGGTTTCGAGCCACATTTGATATAGTCCTTCTCCTGCAAGAATGTCAACAAATTCGGGTATGCCTTGCGTGCCGCCACATACTCACAAAACGCAGCCTGACTGATGTCAGCGTCGCCTGCAAGCTGACACTGCCGAATGAGCGCTACCACAAACTCAAGCCTGCTAAAGAAGGCTTCTTTGTTTGTGGTTGAGGCAAACAGCCGCGTTTCGATTGTTTTGGGGTTGGTGAGGTTCACCGCCTCATAGCGTTGGTTAAGCCGTTGGAGTCTACAGTGTTTACTGGACGAACCTGCCCAATCAGGCACCATCTGACACCCACCATCCTTACAAAGATGTCCAATCGCCTCGGGGGCTTTCTTTGCCAACACCGCAAAAGTAACAGACTCCCGTCCAGCAACCGCTACCATGAACTTTTTACGTGCTGGCTCGTTGATGAAGTTGACGTATTTGATGAGTTGAGTTTTGGTAAGGATGTTCCGACCGAAGTGTACATGCAATCCACAGCGAGTGGTAGAGCCGACATCCAACGTCGAAGCCTCAACTCCCGCGAAAAACGGCTGCCATCGCCGTTTGTGAACTAGAAGTGTCGCTGGGGCGGTGACAATCTCGAAGCCATTTTGGAGCGAGCCGTCTGCCTTCAAACAAACAAACGGGCTATCGCTAGGGTTGAGCGCCTCAAGCACGCTTTTGGCAGCAAGAGCTTTGTCCCGGGAGGTCTCAACCTCCAACTCCACTCCAAGCTTCAGCTCTCCTTTTCCAAGGAAAGCCAACACTTTTGTGACATCAAAACTATGTTGTTGAATGTGCATTACTTTACCTCAACAAAACATCTCCTCAACTTCCGGGTTGTACCAAAAGAAAATTGCCCAGTGGCTGCCGTTGTGATACACACCAGGCCCACCAGGTTTAACAGAAAACCCGACTGGACCGCACCGGCCTTCAAAACCGCTACCACACCACCTCCGCCGGGGCGTGTGCAAAGTCATAAGCGTTGTTGTTAGTGTGGCTTGTCCAACCACCTGCAAGATGCCAGTTATTAGCGACATCAAACGGATCAGCCACAAAAGCCTTCAGGCTGTTTGTGATGGTGTTGTAGGCTTTGAGAGACTTGTCTCCACCGCTGTAGCCGTTGTTGTAGATGTTGTTGAGCAAGTCCATCAGCATTGGTTTGTTACGCTGCAACACCTTTCTGGAGCCGTCTGTATCACAGTTGTTGATGATGTCCTGGGCTTCGTCGTCAGAACAGCTCCATTGGTCTTGCAACCCATGAAGGTAGAGATGAAGTGCCATCCGCGCTAGATCCCAACTCAGGTGGTAGATCGCTGGATGACAAAGATCAATGCTGCTAATAGTTCGATACTCCAGGCCATGGGATGGAAGCCGATACTCACCAGCGCGTCCGTAGTAGAGCCTTCGGATGGGGCTGTCAAGATCCCCAAACAAGCTGACTGTCGTCACTCCATAGATTTTATCAAGGGTCTTGACAATTGGTATTGCGGTTTCTTGAGTGAGACCTAGGCCTTTCAGGCCGAAATGTTTGTGTGACCCTGCAAACCGCCAAGCCAGATCCCGCCCCTCAACCCCAACCCCACAACTATCGTAGGCGTTGAAGGAGGGATTACAGCCAAATTGGATGTGTTCGTCTGCGCCAGTCGCAAGGAGTTCCCTTGACACTGGAAGGCAAGGGGCAGGTGTGAGCTTCGCACCGGCGTTAGTTTTGGTAGCCGCATTCAACACCACTACCAACCCCTGTCGAACGCTGTCTGTAAGAAACGACACACAACTGTTTGGAGGGGGTGTGAACTCCGCTTGGAAGCCGTCCCAAAACGCACTGCTGAAGGCCTTTTTGTCCTTCGACGGCAAAAATGTCCACGCGGGGATCACTTCGCCAGCGGCGTCAGTCACAAAAATCTCAGGATCACAACCGCTGTAGTAGGAGGTGAATTCACTGGATCTTGGCAGATGGTTGGTGCTGCCGAGTTTTGAGATGATTGCCAGGATTTTTTCTGTCCGTTTTGGGTCTTGAATTACCTCAAATGGGTAGGTTTTACTGAGAGTAACCACATACCCTCTTCGCCCAACAGATTGTTCAGGATAACCAGACAGGCGAATGTTAGTGCCGTCTTTAAAAGCGTGAGCTGGGGACTCAATCAGAATATTCCCACAAATCGGTGAGTTAACCAGCGTGTTTGGCGGCAACGCCTGAAGTTCTTTGAAAGTGGTGATTTGCATGATTGTTAGCCTTCGCCAAGAGTAGCGATGTCAATCGCAACCCTTAACAGGATGTCCGTGTCGATGTGGGAGCCTTCCGCGATGTTAAGTTCCCACAACATTGCCTCAAGTTTTTCGTAGATGTCTTGGGTGTGTTGGGGTTGGGAAGTGAGTTTTTGTCTGAAAAGCTCTTCGGCTTTCCTCTTAGCAACCTCTTGGGCAGCGCGCCAGGCGTCTGCAGCAATTCGTGCTGGGTCGGTTTCGATATAGATCGCTTTGTTCGAGGCGAATCCTCGAACACAACCGCCTTTCCCTAGCGTCCAAACTTTCCACAACACCTCTCCACAGTTACAAACAACATCCCCAGTAAGGGTTGTGTAGCATTCTTTTTCTCTGGCTGTTACATCTGCTTGACAAAGGCTGCATTTGTACATGATCGTCAGTCTCCAACAATCTTCGCGATCTTTCGGGCTGCTTTCGCCAGGTGACGTTGAGTCTTCGGAGGCTCTTGCGCGCTTCGGACAAACGCCTCAACCACATGGGTGTAGATTCGGTGCTCAAGTGGTGTGAGCTTCGCAAGGCGTTTCATAATGGCAGCACTCTCAATAGCTTCAACATCCACATACACGCGGCAATTGTGGCGAGAATCGCGCTCAGAAACAGCGCCAACATCACATGTTCGTCATGAGGAGAAAGCACGGTGTTATTCCTCCTCTTGGAGTGTCCAACGAACCCCATTATGATTAGGGTGCATCAACCCAAACGAGTTAAAGTATATAGCTTTGTTGTCTGAATAATCAAAGCTGTAGTAACACGGCCCCGCCACCGCTTCGCCCACCTTGAACCGAGAATGTTCCATAAACACTCGTTTCCGAGGTTGGATTTTGCGGAGAATCAAACGGGGTCCGTGTGTAGCCCAGTTGTTTACTTGTGTGCCGGTGTCTTGATCCAACCACAACTCCATGCCCGCAGCTGGGCGGAATTCTCCAGTTAGTTCATAACCTGAGGGCGGATGAAAGTTCTCTCCATACACCTCAGTAACTGAGATAGCTGTAGGTCTCCAGGGCTCGATAATAGGTGTGTTCATGTAAGTCTCCGTTTTTGTTTGTGTTTTGTAAGCCCCCACTCACTTGCAACATCTAAAGTTGGGCAACAGCACCATACGCACGCTTAGCGTGTTGTTGATGGCGGCATGTTGGGGTGGGTGTTGGTTTTGAACGAGGGCTTACAAAGCACAAATCTCAACTGACGGTGGCTACCTTCGAAAGATCCCTAAAGACCTTCAGCCGCTTGATGATTGCTCTTGCTTGAAAGTGGTGGGCCGCGCGCCACTTGAATGCGTCAGCCCGACTCTCAAACACAAACTTTCCAATCAAGTACCCATGATTTCTGTTGTTTCGTGAAAGTATCACGTACATCTTACAGTGCCGCCTTGGGCTGAACGCTCATAATTGGCGCGGTGAAGCGTGGAGTCATCACCCGGAAGGTTTCTGTTGGCATCCAAACCGCGTAGTTGGCGAGGCTACGCCCGATGTCGGATTTGTTTGTAAGGGGCGTCCCAAGATGATGCCATTTGTCGTCGGATGGCTCGAAGTATTCGATGTTGTACATAGCTTATTTCCTTTCAAGACAATCATGTCCGTAAACAGGAATTATTACATTTCCTACCTGTTGCATGTACTGCAAAGTTTTGGTTGGGCTGTACTTCAGGCAGGGATGGGCGCTTTCATACCACCACACACCACTCCCAAACAGCACGACAATCACAACAATGGTTGCAATGAAGTGATCGTCAATGAGGTCAGCAATAAAATCAAAGAACATACCGTTAGCCTCCCAACGAATCACACTCAACATCCCGCTTGCAGTTGTAGGTTGGTAACAACCGAGTCGAAGCTTGCAACCACTCCGCAGTGTTTTCGTAAGCTGTGGCGCGCGATGTGTTGTCCCACAACTCCCGTTCGGTTTTGGCCAGTGAGCGACAGTGCGCTGCAATTTCACTCAACACAATTTCTGTTGGGGTAGTTGCGAGCAGTGTCTCTAGCGCACGTTGGTTAGCGACTGAGATGGTCACTGAAGCCTCCATTCTTGAATTGTAACGGTCCCTGCGAAAGTATGCCAATCAATCCAGGCTTGAGCTGTTTCTTTGTTGATAAACACAGCCTCGACGTTCACTCCTGGAGCTGGTCTACCGTCAGACACAACAATGTAGACTTTCATTTGTTTGTGCTCTCCCCTCACGCACTCACCACAGTGCACCAATGTTGGCAGCCGTTGGAGTAAGTGCGGTAGGCAAAACACAAAAGAGTCTCGATGTTGCCGGGCCGTCGTCAATTGTTAGCTAGGATTGTTAGCGTTAGTGCGCTTCATTTGAAGCCTCCAGTGTTTCATCAATCAGGTTTTGCGTTGGTGTTGAAGCAGCTTTTAGTTGGGCTTGGAGCTGCTTGTATTCTGTGAGCCACACTTTGCGCTCAGCAGCATTCACACGCCCTACCATTTTGTAGCGGCGAGTGAGATTTTGGTCAATTGCGGCAATCAGGTAGTCGCGAGTCATTTTAAGCCCCTCATTTCCGTTTGGAGCTGTTTCCAATAGTTACACCACTCTTCATGTGGGGTGCTGACTGCGTTGGTGCAGGTCGGGCAGCGCCGGTTAGGACGCTTTAGGCGAGCACTTCGGTTAACGCGTTTGTGAGGTTTGGGTCTGTCGTGAGAACTCATAAGAATCTCCTTAAGCGTGTGTGAAGCCACTTTAGCGCTAACGTTACGAGGCTGATGACTCCAAAACAAATTGGACAGGCAAACATTGGTGACGTCATAACCAAGTCCGATATTTGTCGATGTCGTGTTGGCGTTTTGCGGCAGCGGCTCTCCAAACAGCTTCATCGCATTTGTCACAACACCCCCAATCGTTCATTTTGATGTTGTGAATCAGACACCAACCAAGCTGACGTAGTTTACGCCTTGCCCACCAACGCTTTAGCATCACAATACCCCAATCTGAACTAGTTTGTCTTGAACTGGCTTGCGGGGAATCACGCTACAGGTGAAGCCAAGGCACGTGTGTGAACGCCATTTACGCGGCAATACACAGCCTTTGGATTTGCGCCAGAAACCTGTTTTGGTACTCCATAGCCTTGCTACAGCCTTTAACGCGTATGCTGGAAGTGCGTCAAGATAGCCAACAGCAGACGCACACCTAATGCAACATCCCATCGGACCACAGCACCAGCTTTCTATATCCTGTTGAGCTTTGGTGGAGCGTTGGGCTTTGCACTGTCCGTCGCGAAAATCACATCCGTAGTCGATGGATGCGGTTTGGTCAGCCATCGCTTCACGTTGACCCCAGTCATCGCCAAAGTCAGGCTCAGACTTAAGGTGCTTGAACCTTTCGTAAGCTGGGGCTTTATACCCGTCTGGGTATGTAAATGCTGAAGTTTTTACTAAAAATCCATGAGCCATCGTTTGCTCCTGTTCGGGGAAAACGCCTCCCGGCAGTCTATTATGGCTTACCGGGAGGCAAGGCTTGGGCATTGGACAAAAACAGGCTGTAGCTTACGTAAGCCGACGTAAGCGTCAATACCAAAAGTAAAACTTCCGACACACCACACAAAGCTTGTAGTCACGTCGGATCAAAAACTGATCTCCTGCGATGCCGCTACGAATGCGTTGGGGGAAGTGCAGGCCCCACCTACAGAGGAGTTTGTGAATGCTCATTCCGATTTATCCCGAATGCGTAATATCATATCGGTTATAATGTAACCGACACAAAACACTAACAAGCACAACTCGGTAAGAGTCATTTTCCTAACCACCTCAGGATGTTCTGGGCGAAACGAACCATCCACCCAACACAAAACCCCAGTACAAAGACTTCTGGCGGTGTCATACCGCCTCATTCCAAAACTTCGCCCACAAAACCCAGGCGATTGCTGCGATTGGATCGTTGTTGTGGAGGGCCAGCAAAAACATCACCAGTCCTCCAATCACGAACAAACCTATGAAGATTCGTATTGTAGTCATAAGCGTTGTTTGGCGCTTTGCGCCTTGCGCCTAGCCTTCCCCACTCACACTCATACGGCAAACCTGTGTCGGTAATGATATCCGTGATATTGAGTGGAGAAAGCTCGGAGCATCGCTATCAGGTGCGATCGTCCCTCACAAAGGAGCTCTTTAAGCGCGTGGATAACGCGCGTGATAAATCGTCAGGGCCACAAACATCAGCCCAATCCAATACCCAACAAGGCTAAAGCTTGCAGGGGTTAGCTGTTGCATGCGCCACCCTCACCTTCCCAAGCGGCGATTTCGTGGTCGTGTGGCTCTTGGCGATATTCGTCAATAGCACACTCTTGGGGGTTTTGCACATAGCGTTCATCTTCATGCGCGTTCATGATAGCCAGATACGCTACCATCGTTTCGTAAGCACTGTCAAAGTCTTCGTACATACGGGTCATACCTCCAAACAAGCCCACAGCGACCTAGGATTCGACGGCCATGGGCTTGATTTGAGGCCCACTCTCCCTAAGCCAACGGTAAGAGTGGACTTTATAGGCTCAGCAGACAGGGCTGAAGGCGTCCCTTCAGGTAAGCTGCCGTGCCCCAAAGTCGTGTGTTGCTCGCTCCAGGCCCATTACGTCGGTGTTGAACTTCGCAGACTCTAGGGCGAGTTTGTAGGCTGGTGCTAGGCTTCGTCCCCATGGGTTGTTAACGGATTGATCGTAGACCCTCCAGAGCCAATCCGCAATGCCTTCACAAGCGCTTCGCGATTCTTCGGTGTAGGCCACATACCGATGTCCGTCAGCCTCAATCATCACACACCAAACCCGATTGCTGCCGCTTGAAGGCCTTAGCCCTGTCAAATCGTCAAGCACTGTCGTGCCGCTGTCAGCTAGCGTGGGCGTGGTGGGACACTTGCTCCAAAACCCCTGTGGGACTCGCACCGGTTGGCGTTGACGGTGAGTAAAGCTTCCGCCCCCACCATGCCCCTTGACCTTCGCGATGTGACGGCCTTGCGTCACGGTGGTGTTGAACCGTGGGTTACGGCCTAGTCGAGCCGTTTCGTCACGATTGATTCGCACGATGCTGTCAGCTTGGGCGAGTGCTGCCTCTAGCTGCGAGATGTCTCGGATTGTCTTCGTAAGCTGTACCTCCAACAACAGCCCGCTAGGATTTAACTAGCCTAGCTCCCACATTGGCTGCAAGAGCTAATAACGCTTAGGGCTGTTGTTCGGGGTACAGCGAGTCCCCGAAGCGCGCTGTTCAGTAAGCGCAGAGCTCAAAATCCAAATCCGCTGGATTCAAGCCCTTCTCCCGAGCGATGGCAGACCCAAGCTGTAATCTGTCAGGCTCTGGTAGGGCCTTGATTTGGGCGATGGCTTCGGTACCGCTAAGCCCAAAGAACTCACGAATGAGTCCCGCTTTGTTGAACTTGCCGTTGGTCATGCTGTGTTACCTCCAACTGCACACTCCACAGGAGGCTTGCTGTGTGGAGTGTGGTATTCGAGGGACGGCTCATGCCGTCAGGTGTTGGCTTGCTACTTGATCGTCACCCACAGTCCCCGCCAGTTGGGCTGACCGACACGCTTGGCGGTTGTGCCGTCAGGCCGCTTGAAGCTGACTGCGAATGGGTCAGTTATCACGACTTCAAAGCCGATGTTGCCAGTCTTCGTCTCACGGAGATGCTCCAGGAACTGCTTTCTGGGCATCTTCGCGCTGATGGTAAAGACCACGTCATTGCCGTTGTCCTCAAACCGTGCTGTTGCCCCAATCTTCGGGTTTTTCTCTGGCGCAGCGCTATCGTCTGCCCCAAAGAGCTTACTGTCAATCTTCGCGTTATCGAGTGCCATGTTGTTTCTCCCTTTTCAGGCTGATAAGCCTAACAGGCTGTGGTCGAACTCCCGTAGAGCTATTACCACCACAGTCTGTTGCGCTTCTCATGTCCCGTCTGCCTTTCGTCGGGCTGGTTTTGCCCGGCATTTGCATCGGCCGCGCCGATTTGGGCCGTCGGGCCAAACGATTGATTCGACGGCAGTTAGCCGCGGTTTGCTGGTGTGAACGCCATCGTATTTATCCGCGCGTGGGCCGTGGGCGTAGGCGATGGTTGGTTGAAGGCTAGGGCATGCTTCGCGTGGTGAGGGCTTGTATGTGGTTGATAGCAAAGGACTTAGCCCTCTTATGCCTAGTCTGTCTAGGTATGCGTTTGTTGACGTGGACGGGTCACTTTGTTGCAGCCATGGCCCATGCCCAGTGTGGGCGCTATCTAGCTGTATCTAAAGGACTTAAAAAACGAATTATAGAAAAAATTTTTTATAAAACTCATCGTTACTACCGAAATTTAATTCGAAATAACTACAAATTAATTGCGTAGAGCCCTTTGCTAAATGAAGTACTTCATTTGACTTAGGTTGTTGATTCTTAAAGAACTTTGTGGTACAATGATGAGTGAAGTCAGAAGCCTACCAAAACCAAATTAATTCAAAATAATCATGCCAGATGACATTAAAGAAGCTTCACTTGAGTGGCCGCAGACCCGCCGCATACAGCCGTGTACCTACAACGCTTGCTTGAATGGTCATCAGTGGCAAGCAACGCTCGCACTTGGGGAATGTCCAGGCTGCAAGGCTCCGGTGCTGGTGGGGCTGATGGAGAATTGCCCAATCTGTAATGAGCCCACAGCACAGCTAGTGCTCCGCGCTGACCATGTGATGAAGGGGGGAGGCATCAGTGCGCAGTGTTTGGGTCAGATGAATTTCGCAGAAGTGCTTCAGGTGACGATGAAGCGAGAGCATTATTGTCAGGCTGAGGCAAACTCCCAGGATCCCGCGATTGAGCACGCAATTCGGATGAAGACGCTGGCGACAGGTGTGCCGCCAAAGGAGGTCAAATGAGCCCTGATGAGTTCTTTTCAGTTATGATGGCGTGTTTTGTGGGGTCAATAGGCGCGATTTTTGTGTCGCTGTTGATTGCGAAGTTTGTAAAGGACGTGCTTGAGTGACTTCACGAGAGCTAACAAAACTCAGCCGAGAGTGGCAAAGCCGACTCCAGCTTAAGGATTGGCGAATCAGCACCCGCTTTGCTCGGGCCAACGACCTTGGGGAGGGATGTTGCGGGGAATGCAGCACAATCCAGAACCTACGTCAGGCGACAATCAAGATTCTCGCGCCACTAGACCTCCACACTGTGGATGAAATCAACCGCGATATTGAAGGGACCCTTGTGCATGAGATGCTCCATATCCATCTTTGGCCGTGGAATGACGCGATTGACACGCTGAAGCTACCTGACACCCAGATGGAGCAGACTGTGGAGGCGCTGGCTGTGGCGTTCATAAAGCTTAAGAGAGGAGAAAAATAACGATGGGACACTTACAAGACGCGTTTTTGTTGTTTGGGAGTTTATTCTTTTTAGGAAACTTCATCAACATTGTGATTGGATGGATACGGTAGGATGCAAAAGCCTCGAATGGTCATAACGACCGCGATGACGGTGTTGGAGATTTTCAAGGACTACCTCACTGAGGAGTACATTCCGACTGACGCGATTGTGACTGGATTGATGGTTAAGCCAAGTGAACAGGGGAAGTTTGCGTTGGTGATACAGTCAGACTCCATCAAGCCTGGCCTTGATCCGCTGATGGTGAATTTTGACTTGAGACGTGTGTATGGCCTGGGAGGGCCTTCAAATGAGTGAAGTGGTGGAGGTGCCTAACGCACCTGAACGAGTAGGGCTGGAGAAGTTTGGAGAGACTGTGGTGGGGATGATTGTCACAGTCCTGGAGTCAGGCGGAGGCGTTGCCTATCAGATCGCGGATGTGGCGATTGGTGAGCAGCGGGAGAAGCTTGCGGTGATTGTGTTGAGTGGGGCACCGGCTGAAAAGGTGGCTGTGGAGCTTGCACAAAGGCTGGCGCAAGAACCAAAGCCTGACCTAAAGGATCTGCTGGCAAATTTCAACCCAACTGGGCCGGTGCAGTAAGGTGGCAAAGCGTTTAGTGGTGTTTGATGCAAACAGTCTGCTAAAGCTGTTGACTCACTACAGTGATGGAGCGCTGCCGCTGGATGGGGAGCTAAAAAGCGCGGGTGTGAATCCGTATCTGGAGCGTGTCATTGGCCTCGAAGTCCTTTCGAATGAGTGGGATGAGGTGGAGGTGAAGGCTGAGTCTGGCCACCTTCAGCCGCTGCACATTCGGTATGAGGGGAAGAAAGTGTTGAGTTGGAGCGATAGGCACGCTCCAATTAGCTGGGGTGAGCCTGAGGCGATTGAGGCACCAAAGTTGAGCTGACGTGGGTGTTTGTAAACTTACGTAAGTATATAAGGAGAAAGACTATGATCGTGAAAAGAGCCGGAGGCTACCATGTGGTTTCCGAAAGCAAGGGTTCTGACGGTAAGCGAAAGAACCTCGGCGGCCCTTACAAAACTAAAGAAGCGGCTGCAAAACGGCTGCGTCAGGTGGAGTACTTCAAACACAACGGATGACCTACTGGCCAGTTTGTAAGCCTGACGAACGTCTGGTTTGTGAGAATTGCCGCCGTCAGCTGGCGTCAAAGCCCGGTTGGGGGGAGGCCGACGACCAGGACTTTCCTTGGTGTGATAACTGTTTGGATTTCGTCACTGGGGTTGTGGTAGCGGTTTCTAGCGGTAAGGCGCTTTTAACTTCAGGTAAGCGTGTGAGGAGGGGGCCGAAGGCCCTCCTCCGACACGCACCTGAAAAAGCCCAAAAACCTACCCCCTAGGAGGGTGCTTTCATTAGGGTGTAAAAGGGGTTTATTAGGGTGTGATTGCGAAAAAGTCGGTTTACACCCTAGGGAATCAACGTTTCATTAGGGTGTGATAAGGGGTTTTGATGCCCCAAAATTCATTAGGGTGTGATTCACGAATTTGTAGCGATTGTGGGTTGAGGTTTATACCAGACTAGCCAGATCAGAGTATGTGTGTTGATTGCCAAGATTGGCTTGATCAACTGGGTTGGGAGCCATATGACGAAAGCTGACGTGTCTGAACCAGTCGAACGCCTCCGGCAGTGCCGGGATTGTGGTTGCCGCTACGCGCTTAAGCGAGGCGAAGCCGCTCCCTACCGGTGCGATAGATGTAAACTTTACCCGCGAGGACCTTGGTTCCCAGGAAGGAGACTAAAATGAGTAAAACTTTTGTGGTGGTGGGGGATGCGCTCCAGGATCGCTATTGGTGTGGTAGCGCTGACCGCCTTAGCGCTGAGGCCCCAATCCCGGTAGTGAAGGTCAGTTCAGGCCTGGTGTGCCCTGGAGGGGCTGCAAACGTCGCGGCGAACCTTCGCGCACTGGGCGCGACAGTGATTGAGGTGTTTGGGCAAGGGCAGCCCACAAAAAACAGGTTGATGGTCGGAGACACCCAAGTCGCCCGATGGGATGAGCATGACTGGTGTGAACCTGTTGATTTAATTGAGCTTAATGTAGCGTTGGAGCAGGCGGATGCGCTGGTGGTGGCTGACTACAACAAAGGCTCAATTGACCGAGCTGCGATATCGGTGATGGCGGACATCCCTGCTGGAATCAGTTTTATTGATACCAAACGCAGTCCCTGGGATTTTTGGGCTTCCGCCACCTACTTTCCCAACCAAACTGAATATAATCAACACCTTGGGGCGTATCAGGCTCAAAAGAATGTGGTGCTAAAGCAAGGAGCCGAGGGCCTTTGTTACTTTGGGAAAGGGGCGCTTGAGTTCAGCAAGCTTCCAGCTCGGGCGGAGTTTGTGCGAAGTGTGAATGGAGCTGGCGACACGGTGATTGCAGCGTTCGCATATGCAACAATCGAAAGGGGTTACACCGTCCAACACGCACTGTGGTACGCGAATGTTGCTGCAGCAGTCGCAGTCCAAAAACCCTACACCTCAACTGTTTCAGACAAGGAGATCCAAGATGCCTTTAGAAAACAAAATTGTGACAAAACTATGGGGATTTGAAGAGTGGCTTGCGAACAATGAGCAGTATTGTGGGAAGCTCCTGCGGATTCGGCCAGGCTATGCCTGTAGCATCCACTACCACCCGTTGAAGCGGGAGACCTTTAGCGTTATCAAAGGCGCGGTGATTCTTGAATTGTGGGCCTCAAATGACATCACGACTTTTCCTCCAAATGAATACGCACTTCATGAGGACCTGCCTCATAGTGTGGAGATTCTGCCTGGGTGGGCACACCGTTTTAGTAATCCGTTTGAAGAGTGGGCAACAATTGTTGAGACTTCAACACCCCACGATGATCTTGATGTAGTGAGGATTGAGGACAGTAAAAAACTATGACAAGGCCGTTTCCGAACTTCACCTACAATGTAGCGGTGTTTCTGTTGGTGCTGCCGCTTGCGTTGGTGGGGCTGCCACTTCAGATGGTTGGGGAGGGTCTTGAAGCAATTGGACAATCGATTCGAGCGCTCCTAGCAGATTGGTTTATAACCCCTGAACCCCCGCCCCCTGCCTGGCCTCCAACTTCCCCTAACGAAGATGAGTGAAATTCTCCTCACAAAAGAGCTGCTCGCGAAGATCGGCACGCTTCCAGGCAAACAACGAGCGTCACTGTTGAAGCGGATTGGTGAGCAAGAGTGGCAAAAGTGTAGCCGAGACATGCTCTATTGGCTTGACACCAGCCGCCACCCGTGGATGACCTACGTCTACACCCAAGATCCTCACCCACTGCATGTGTGTTTGTTGTGCAAAGACAACGCAACATACCACTTCAACAAACGCAGTGACCATCTTGAAGCCCGTCATGGGGTTCATGTGAAGGGATTCCAGGAGATTGCAGCCTACTTCACAGAACTCTCCACCGTTAGGAGCTTCACAGTTATGCCTTACATGCCACCTATTATTGACACTTGGCTCAGCGAGCAATTCGTCTTCATCGAGAAGAGTCGCGATATGATGGCAACCTGGCTGACTGTTGCGATGTACACCTGGGACACGCTTTTTCATGAAGGTCGCCAAAACATTTTTCAATCTGAAGATGGCATGAAAACCCAAGAGTTGGTGAAACGTGCAAATTTCATTTACAAAAATCAACCGAAGTTTCTTCGAGATGTCCATAAGGCCGTCTTCGGAGCTGGAGTGGGACGAGCAGGACAGCTACTCCTTCCATCTCTTAATTCCGAAATTCTTGGTTTCCCGCAAGGTCCAGACCAAATTAGACAGTACCATCCGTCGGGAGTGTTCCAGGACGAAGCAGCTTTCCAAATGGAGGCGGGTGCTGCTTTCAGAGCTATTAAACCTGCTATTCAGGCTGGGGGTAGGTTTACGGCAGTCAGCTCCGCGAACCCAAGCTGGTTCTACCTCGCGACAGCGGATCTTACAGACGAAGCCCAAAACTAACGCACACAACGAACGCTAACGCTATGGGACGACAGGCTGCAAAAAGAATTGAACATTATTTTCTTGCCCGGAACCGCTCTGGTGAGAGCGATGAGATGCCGTGGTTACGGATTCCTGGTTTGGCGAAACTTGAGCTTCCTCGGCCTGTTGTGCTTATCAACGGTGGATTTGATCTTCTTACAGTCTCTCACCTACGTCTCATTAGTGCTGCTAGGGATCACGCCACTAGCCTTGTGTGTGCGCTTGATAGTGACGCAAAACTTAAGCGCACCAAAGGCCCCTCCCGTCCGATAATGACATTTGTAGAGCGCGCGACAGCACTAGGCTATACGCCGATTGACTATTTAGTGGAGGTAGACACTGACAGTGAGTTTCGACGGTTGATTGCTGCGTTGAAGCCTGACCTCAGGGTCCAAGGGATTGAATACCGGGACAAACCAACACGCTTTCCGTCAATCCCCAAGATGTTTGTGCGGAGTGGTCTTCACACCTCGGAGGTAATTGATCGAATTGTCAAACAACACACCACAGAAAATTAGTCGGGTAGGGCTTGCACTGGCGTTTGCGGAACAGGAAGGGTGGTTTAACAGCACAATTCATGGCCTCAATAGACCTCAGCGAGATAACAATCCGGGAGATTTGGAGTGGGCTCCCACGAGGTTCGTGCAGGGCATTAAGGACGGCCCTTATTGTCGGTTTCCTTCTTGGCTTATTGGTTGGGCGGCACTAGAGAATGATCTGGATGCAAAGATCAAACGAGGCCTGAACCTCTACGAAACAATCAACATCTATTGTCCAGTGGGAGACGCAGACAATGATCCGCTTCGGTATTGTAACAATGTTGCTGGTAACCTTGGTATTGACCCCTATACTCCTCTTATTGATTTGGTTAGTGAAGTAGCAGGGGTTCGGGAGCCTTGGAAAAAAGCCCCAAAGCCGGGCCTGCCTTGCCCTGACTGGCTCCATCTTGCCAACTATATCAGCGCAAACGTCACCATCTAAGCTACAATAGTGGGTATCGAATGATCACTCAGGCAACCCTTGCTGATGTTTTGCCACATCTCCAGATCGGGGATGCGATGTTTTTTACCTCTGGTGGCTTCCTTAGTTGGGCAATCAGAACCGTTACACGCAGTAACTTTAGCCACATGGCCTCAGTCTACAGCACTATGCAGCTGATTGAGTCCACAGAAACAGGGACCTTTACAGGAGTACAACTATCAGATCTTGTAGGGAGAGTTCAGGACCATGTTGTTGGAGGGGGTTTGTGTGTGGTGGCATTATTGAAGCCTGAGGTTCGAGCCCGTGGGAATTGGGACGCTTGGCACGCACTCGCCGAGACCCTCCTTGGCAAACCCTACGACTATCGCCAGATGCTCCGGATGATCTTCGAACCACTTGTCAAGTTGCCGATTGTGGGCGAAGATTTCATGAATCATGAACAAACCAACGATGAGTATTGTTCTGAATTGGCAACACTCCTCAACAAAGCGGCTGGGGTGGTTAGTTTGGGCGTGGATGCTGCCGAAACCTCTCCTGAGGATGCTTCCAGATTCAATATCTACCAGCCGCCAATTCAAATTTGCGGTAGGCCCCTATCAAGTCTCGATCATTGGGGTTCTGTCAACGTCACTACTTAACACTATGGCACTTGGAATAACCATCGGAGATCCAGTCTCCACAACCATCACAGCAGTCAGCAACGCAATTGCGTCGATTGCTCAAGTCATCAACACCCTTAACACAGCAGCGACTGACGCTGAAAAGCAAGCGGTCATTGCTAACTTTCTGGAACTCACAGCCCCATTCAACGCGATCATCAAGAAGTTAAATGACAAGCTGCATATTGATCCACTTCAAACGGCGTCTACGCCGCCGAAAGGAACCTAACGAAAATGAGCCTCCCGAACCCTGGCGGAATGCCTGATTGGATGTGGGCGTTGTTTGAGCCCGCGATGCCGCCCCAGAAGAACGCCCCTTGGACTCCGACGTTTGCGCCTCAGCAATTTGTGGTTGAGCCAACCGCCACAGGCGAGATGCAGCAGGCGATTGATATTACAAACTTCCCAACACTTGAGACAGTTCAGCATATTCAGGCGAAGTATGATCCGCTTGGACGAATTATAACAAGCGCTTATCCTGGTGTGGGTGGGCCTGATCAACCCTCTACAGGCACACTACCGCCGTATTTTAGTTTAGTATGGCCAAATGGAGTTAGCATTCCTGCTGGGGTGTTGGCTGGTGTTTGGCAACGTAATGCGCGAAACGGCCAATACGATGCTGCAGATAACATTTGTCTTGAATTGATTGAAGGAGCCGGAGCAAAGTAGTTATGAAGAAACCTACAAAAGTTGTCCGCACTACCACCACGTTTGTGGTTCCTCGGGGAACAGATGTGACTCGACAGCAGTTCATCGGAAAGGGTGTTGTAACACCCAAAAAGGACAAAACCTAACCATGGCCCAAAACATCTCGGATCTCGCAACGGCTGCAGAGAATGCTCTGACAAGCCTGACAAACGCCCAAACCCAAACTGCTTCCGACCAAGGAAAGCTTGCTTCGCTTCAGGCGACAATCGCTGCAGATCAATCCGCTCAGACCGCCTCGCAAGCGTCTGCGTTGGCAGCTTTTCAAGCGCTGCAGACAGCTGTTGCTGCTGAAATCGCGGTGCTCAGCCCTCCTCCGGCGGCTGCCTAGGTATGAGTCTCGGGCCTGTTAACGACCACCAACAGCTCTTTGAGCGTCTCGTTAACGAAGGTCTGCCCGATGGGAATGTTGCTGAGTTTGGTGTATACAACGGTGGTAGTACACGCCAGCTCGCAGCGCTTTGTCCAAACCGGGTTGTTTGGGCATTCGACACATACGAAGGCATACCGCCACTGGACTATCAGGAAGCGCTGGACTTCCAGAACCCACCCGGTAAATTCATCCCGCACAAAAGAGTTGAAGACCTATTTGAAGGCTTCCCGAATATTGTTCCAGTGAGGGGAAGATTTGTCGAGACGCTTTCGTATTTTTCTGATCCTGTGGCATTGGTCTATGTTGATTGCGACTTATACGAATCGTATCGACAGGTGTTGGGAGCGCTGCCGAGATTTGCCGTTGATGGGGCGAAAGTTGTGTTGGATGACTATGGGAATGTGGAAGGAGCTACGAAAGCGACTGACGAATGGTTGCTAACGCAACCTCAACTAACACTTGTAAGAGCTGACAAACTGTTTGTATGGCATCCCCAACAACCTTAAGTCTGACGCCTGAGATCCTTCACGAGTCTGAAGGGCTGCGGATTCGACGAAACCGAAAAAACGGTTTCGTGGTCGTGACGCTCTTCTACTTTGCCGACCCTGCGAAGCGCAGTCCTGAGTGGCGAGAGGAAGCAAAGTCAGGCTTGAGCGGGGCTGAGTGGGCCAAAGAATATGAAATTGAATACACCGCGCTTTTTGGTGAGAAAGTTTTTCCGGAAATCGCAACCCACAGGAATGAAATTGTCGTGGGCAGCCCTTTGCCTGATGTGCCTGACAGCGCCGTTTGCTGGGGCGGGCTCGATTATGGTGCTCGGAATCCTTCTAGTTTCCATGTTTACACTATCCTTGATGGAGTGACGTATGCTGTGTGGGAACTGTATGAGCCTTGTAAGAACATTGTGGAGTTCTGCGCAACCCTACGAAGTTGTCCTTATTACGACCGGCTTCGTTACATTGCTGCTGATCCTACAATGCTGCGCAATAAGACCCAACAAACCAAACTGGGTGTCGTCACGGTTGGAAGCTTGTTTGAGGCAGAGGGCATCTACAAACTCATTCCCGGGAACATTGACGAAACAGCTTGGCTGGGTATCATGCGGGATCACTGGCGGAATCCTGGTGATCCTACTTTTAGGATTTATGATTGCTGTCCGAATATGATTCGAGAGTTTGAGGGGGCAGTGTTTGGTTCAATCAGTGAGCGTCAGCAGGCGACAGTTAACAAATATAGTGAGGAGATTGTTAGTAAAAACAACCACGCGCTGGATGATTGTAAGTACTTTATGAACAGTAATCCCATGCCTACCAACACAAAACTGTTGTTGCCAAAAATGTACGAACGCTGGATGAACTAACGTCTAAGGACACCTAATGCCTGAAAGTTACCGAGACAGTATTCCGATTGAAATGGTCCCACCGGACCCGAAGGATGCTGCAGAGCCTCGGTTGCCTGATGGACGAAAACCTTACGATGGCCAAATCATAAAGTACATCCAGAACTGGCGTTATATGTTGCGGAACGCCAGGCTTGATAAACAAAACATCTGGAATGAATGTTGGCAGCTGTATCGGGGGCTGGAGGATTGGAGCTCGAAAGAAGATTGGCAAAGCAAGATCATTGTTCCGAAGGCTTTCAGCAGCGTTAAGCAAGCCACAAACGTTATCCAACGCCTCCTCACAACCACAAAGAACGCCTGGCAACATGAGGCCTACAACCCCAACGACCTGGTAGAGATCCAACGCGCGGAGCGCATGACAGCCTTAACGAAAGTCTTTCTTGAGCGCGCGAAGTACACCCGGTGGTTTGGGGAGGGCCTTGAATGTGGCTTCATGATTGGGGTGGGGGTGTGGAAAGAATGGTGGGGGCTCGTCCCTCGGAAGCGGGTTCGCGTTGAGAATGTTCCGTATCAGATGCCGGGCCAGCCGCCTATGGCGGGAGGTCTTGGTTCAATCCAGCCGCCTAACTTTGCAGATCCTAGAAGTGTGTCTCAGGGCATCAGCCAGGCTGATGTTGCGGGGGGGATTCCTCGTGAAGCCCCTCCCTCTATTGGTAGTCCTTTGCCGGTTGGTCAACTTCCTCGCCAACTCCAGCGACAGGATGCGTCGTTGTATCCTACGCAATTGCCGAACGAAGCACTTGGGGTATTGGGTGGCCCACCTCAACCGGGTGGAGCAATCCCAGCCCAAGTGTACATGAAAAAACAAATTGTGTCGGAGGAAGTCCTTGAGGGCCAGCTGTTTATTCGGCCTGTAGACCCTTACAACTTCTACTGGCTGCCTGGAAGCCGCTTTAATCAGTGGACAGGCACGCTTGAAGAGATTGAAGTTCCTAAGTGGGAACTAATGCACATGGCGGAGGATGGGGTGTTTGGGGATGATGGGGTCGAGAAAGTCCGCCAAATCAAACCTATGCAGCTTGATGAGTGGACACGCCAGAGTATGCTACGGTGGAGTGAGCGTACTCAAACCTACAATGGCCCTGATGTTAACACAGGTGTGGTGAAGATTACTGAGTATTATGGCCCAATCATCATCGAAGACCAGGAGCTGACTCGTTTTGGGCACGTCATCATCGCAAACGACAATGTAATCCTCATCAACAACTCCAACCCTATGTGGACGCGAAAGCCTCCGTATGTGGCTTTTAGCCCGCTGATTCTCCCTTTTCGGGTTGATGGTGTGGGCATTATTGAAATGGTGCGTGAGATCAATAAAGGCCTCTCGCGCATCGCTAACCTGAGCGTCGACACGCTGATGTTCCGGTTGATGCCGCTGTTTGAAGTAAACATGAACGCTTATGAGAATCCTGAAGATTTTGAAACAGGCATGTCGCCCGGGAAAATGTTCCGTCGGAATAACGCTTACATGGGACAGCCCGGGATTAACCCCATTGAGTTTCAAGACATTTCGACTGGGGCGGTACAAGTTAGTGCTGAGTTGGATCGAGCGCACCAAGAGGGAGCGTTTGTAAGTGAAATCCAGCAAGGCATCCCAAGGTTCCGGGGTGTCCAAAGCGCAACAGAAATCAACCAAAAAGCTGAAAACCAAAACTCCTTTTTTGGCGCGATGGCCACAACTATCGAACAAGAAGCACTGCTGCCTATTGTTGATCTCGCTACTGATCTTATACTTCAGTTTATTGATACTGCCAATGATCCCCGCGTTGCGTCAATATTGGGGGTAGACGCGGGTGTGATTGCGGGCATGTCAAAGGAAGAGTTGACTGAGCTGATTGTCGGCAACTATGAGATCAAAGTGACTGGCATCACCCAGCAAATCCAAAAAGCTGAGATCCTCCAAAACCTTGTGCAGCTGATGAACATCATCGGCCAGAACCCTGAAGCATGGCTTCCGTACCTCAACCAAGATGAACTCCTACGACGCATCCTTGAGAGCTTCCGTCCGGCCCTCCACGATATTGAAAAAATTATCGCTGATCCCGCAACGGTTGCTGCTAACAAAGCTGCGCAGGAAGCAGCGACGCTCACGCCAGAGATGTTGCGGATGATCCCGCAGCTGGCGGAGATGGCTCACAACGTCCAAAAGCAACAAAATGATACTGCCCAAGCCGCAGCTCAACAGAACCAACAACAACAACTCGCAGCTGCCCAACACACCCACCAAGTTGCCCAGGACCATCACCAAAACGCAATGGACATTATCGATCGCCAACACAACCAACAAAACCTCGACCAACAGGGTCAGGCTTTGCAAGCTGTGCCGCAAGGACAATCATGAACCTTATAAGAAAGCTTTTTGTTTTTGCGGTAGCAACATCCGCGCTACTGGCTCAAACCGCGCAATTCCCAAGCGCGATTGTTACAGACAGCCAGCTGCTAAAGGCGTCTGACCAAGCCGCAACAACCCTGACTAGCAACATGGGCATCAGTGACCTGGTTGTGAATGTTGCTTCGACTTCAAGTTTTGTTGCGTTCCCAACAGTCGTTACAATTGACAATGAGCATGTGCAGCTTTGTAGTAACGCAAGTGGCACACAGTTTGTGGTTTGTGCGTCTGGACGTGGGTTTGGGGGCACCTCCGCCTCCAACCACAACAACGGCGCTAGCGTGCGATCCAACATCATCGCTTGGTATGTAAACACCAGATCGCTAGAGATTGAGGCGATTGAGCAGTTCCTTGGTGTGAATGGCGCAAACATCATTTTACCAACTGGCTCCTATGCAAACCCGACCTGGATCACATCGTTAGCTGGCACAAAAGTTAGCCTCTTTACAAACACCCTCCAAGGCACGGTTCCTGGCTCTGGTGGCGGTACAGCGAACTTTCTGAGGGCTGATGGCGCGTGGGCAGTTCCGTCAGGTAGCGGGTCTGGCGTCACAACCTTCAGTGGTGATGGAACCCTCATCAACAACATCAATAGCAGTGGCACAGTCACAATAAGTCTTGCGACAGTAGGAGCCCACAAGTATTGGGGTAACAACAGCGGCTCAACCGCTGCCCCTGGGTATGATGCGATTCAGCCTGGGGATCTGCCGACTGGCATTCCAAACGCAAACCTCGCCAACCCAAGCCTCACCTACAATGGCGTGACTGTGAATCTTGGTAGTACCGGGTCAATTGGATGTGCGGGAGGTGGCGTGAATGCCCAAACCAGTAGCTATCCGCTTGTGAGTGGAGACAACAACAAGCTTGTTACTGAGAATGGTGCAAGCCTAACTGCCACGCTCCCAGCGCCTGCGCCTGCAGCTCCTTGGTGCGCAACAATCCTCAACCTCAATGCTTCCGCGCTGACGATTGCGCGCAACACCCTAACCATCAACGGTGGCACCTCCAACATCACCCTCCAGCAATACCAATGGGCGCAGGTGTGGAGTGACGGCACAAACTATCTTGCGACAGCGCCATTGGTGGCGGGCAGCGGTATTACAATCACCCCAGCCTCAAATGGCCTGAGTCTTGCCTCAAACGCAACCTCCTACACCGCCTCAAACGGCATCACCCTCAGCGGCACTAACTTTACAGTTGACTCAACCTACACAGCAGTCCTGAGCGGGAACCAAACAATCCTTGGGAAGTGGTCTGTGGCGGGTGGGGCGGTCACAGGTCAGGCCGGACTTCGGCTTGTGTGCTCAACACTCTTCACTGTGAACCTTGGTGTTGGGGATCTTGCGTGCGATCAATCTGACTACACAATCGCAATGCGCAACAACAGTAGCCAGTGGATAAAGCCCTACTATGGGATTAGCGGTAGTGCTGCAACCTCAGGGGATATACTGTTGGCGGGTAGTAACTTTGCGACCTCCTCAATAAGCACCCACACTAACGGCCAGTACCTTGCGTGGGTGAGTGGGGCTGCGGCCTTTGGCAACATCCAGTGTACTGATGTTGTGAATGGGGTTTGTACAAACGCCGCCAACACCTGGACAACCGGCCTCCAAAGCTTCAGCGCAGCAGATTTTCTTGCCCCAGTCCACAGTAGCGACCCTGGGACCTGTACAGCCGGGCAGTTTGAGTTCAACTCCACTAGCACATCCTTTAAAGGTTGTACTGCCACTAATACCTGGGCAGCGATTGGGGGTGGGGCGAGCCCTGCGGGTTCAGGGTCTGAAATTCAACTCCGACTAAATAGCACAACCTTCCAAGCACTTGCCAACTCTAGCAGTCCAGCTGCTGGCCTTCTGGCTCTTTCGACAACTCCTCCATCTAATTCTACTTCTTGTGTGTTCAACTTCGGCACTAGCTCCTACACTGGCGGCGATAGCCAAGATGTGCTTTGCGGAAAGTGGGGCTCCAACGCTACCCCATTTAAGTTCATTGGGCCTAATGGAAATCAGGTCTTCCGCGCTACATGGGTTAATTCCGGTGATACTGTTTTTATTATGAATGCTGCAAACAACACAAACTTTGCAGGACTTGAATCCAACACAAACCTAGTTTTACAGGGAGACGCGAGTGGAGGTGCTACGCCTTCTAACGCCCGCACCTCAATTCAAGACTCATCCGGTAATACAGGACTGCAGTTCTTTAGCGAAACCCCAGCTAATACCTCCAACAGCATGCAGTCTATTTGTATTGGAGCAGACTGTAAAGGTGGGTACAATCCTTCAGCTATTAGCAGCGCCGCATTGACGCTGATGGCAAAACAAACTATCACCGCGACTGTTGCTGATAGCATGGCTGGCGGGCTTGATTTGATTCCGCATTTGGATGCCGCAACAGCCCAAACAGTTACACGGCTTGATTATATACGTTTCAGGAATCCGTCTCTGACAGGCGCGGGGCCTGCTGCGCTGACTGATGCTGTGGCTGGATGGTTTGATGCAGCTGCTGGCACACACCCTGCCATCACAACCTCTGGGACTTGTCTTGCGGGACCGGGACTGGCTTGCATCAAATACAACATCAACAACACAATCGGCTACACACCAGTTCTATCCACTACCAACAAACTTGTTGGCTCGATTGCCTCAATCGACCTCACAACTCAATCAGCAGCAATTAGCGCTACTGCTCTTTGGACTCCAGCCGCCACCCAACTCTACCGAGTTAGCTACTACGCGAAGGTCACAACAGCGGGGACAAGCTCAATTCTTGGGGGCACAACAGGCCTCGTGCTAGCCTACACAGACGGCACTGATAGCGTTGCTCAAACTGCATTCACGCTCCCTGAAGACAACCAAGCCGGAACAGCCTTATCCGTCGGGACCGGCAACACCACCAACACCACCCAAGCTACCCTCACTGGAAGCGCGGTGATTTATGCTAAGACTGGGGTTGGCGTGACATACGCCTTTGGCTACAGTTCAACCGGTACAACAATGGTGTATGAGTTGCATATCAAGGTTGAAGCGCTCTAAGATGAAAAAACTTCTAGGATTGTTGTTTGGCCTAACTTCACTGACGTTTGCCCAATCAACTCTTGCGACGTTTGAGTTGAAGGAGTTGGTAGGGGTGTTTCACACAAACCAAATGTGCGAAGTTCCCTACACAGGCGCAAAGCTGACGCTTTCTACAACAGCACTGCTTGCGCCAAACGGAGTTGATCAGGAACCCTTTCAGCTCCTTCGAAATGGTTATATTGCGTTTCCTTGTCATCTTCCGGCCTCAACTGTCTACACAACCTATCAGGCTGCTGGCACTCCAATCACCCCAAGCTCAACAAGTATCCAGTGGCCAGGCTACGAATATAGCTTTCCAGTCAACCAACTTGTACGCCTCAGTGTGCCATCCAGTAGCGCGCCTTGCGGCCTAACAGATACAGACGATTACTTTGTTAAGAACTACACGCTGGTGCCAAGCGGAGGCTCACCATATCTTTCGCTGTCGTTTAGCGCGACTCCCGGTGGAAGTGCCCTCACCACAACCAATTGTGCGGTGTCGTTACCAAGCCTCACCTACACAGGCTTCCAAGTCGCGTCGAATGTCTTTACCGCTCCAACTGTCGCAACCTACCTAGCGAACCGAGATCCGATTCAGTTTGAGGGAACAATCCCCTCGCAGCTGACTGCCGACACAAACTACTACGTCACAAACCTGAATGTTGGGGCAGGAACGTTTCAGATATCCGCGACAGTCGGGGGCTCGGCAATTACTGGTCTTGACAATATCAACAACGCCCTCAACAAAGTTATCTTTGATTGGACGCACACGCTCCAGAGTCTCACAACCCCAACTGCAACCTTCACCAATCCGATTGTTTGTACAACCAGTGCGTCTTATATAACCTGCGACAACGGGCTTGTGGCAATCCGAGTTGCTCAACAAACCAACCCCACCAAAACCTTCAATGCCTCAAACGGCAATCCGTCTTGTGTAATTAGTGGTAGTGCCCCAACCCAAACAATTGTTTGTACAGTTGCGGGGCATGGACTGAGTGGCGGCAATACAATCTCCATCAGTGGCTGTGCGACCTCCTACGCAAATAGCAACTTTGGACCGTGTGGGGTCTTCACACTCGCAAGTGTCACAACCAACACCTTCACAGTCACCGGTCAAAGCGGGCTTTCAAACGACACCTACAACACGACCAACAACCCCAATCTCACCATCATCAACGCTGACTTGAGTGTCGATGCGTTTCAGGGCTTCCGTCTTACAAACGGTAATTGGGTTGCGACAGGTGGTCGGCTTTGGCAGGGCGAGACCTCCGGCTCAACCTCTGGTAGCGCACTTGATAACATGAACGGCAGCAACAGCCTGCCGGTGAAGTTGATGATGGCCACAAACTATCAGTTGTTTTATATAGATTTTGGCCCCGGCAAAACTACCATCCAAACAACCTACACCCTCAACAGGCCTGTATACACCAAGTCTGGCATTAGTAACCTAGCTGGTTCTGTCGCCACCACTTCCGCCAAATACACCATGACTTTCACAATGTATGCTAACCAAAGTAGTTTTTTGGTTGACATCGATGATGGTGGAATGAACATCGGGCATATGTGGGATGTGTATGGGACGTGGGGAGCTTCGCCGCCTGACACCATCCAACGCCGCACTGACGGGCTTCCAAACAATGGGTGTGGGGTGTGGGGACCCCAAACAATCACAGCCGTCACAGTCGGAAACCCAACGCTTGTGACAGCTCCAAACCACAGCTTGAATGGTGTTGGAGGAGCCCTCACAGTTAGCGGTGCAACAGGCACAGGCGCAATCACAGCCCTCAACGCAAGTGGACTCTCCTACACAGTGGTTGACAGCAACACACTGAGTGTGAACGCCAACACCACAGGCGGCACTTACAACGCCAACAGCGCTAGCTACATAATTCCAAATACCTCTAACAACCAAAGTCGCCTTACAACCTACACAGAAACCATCAGCTACACTGGGACAATTGTTACCGCTGGGTGCGGAGGCGGAAGCCGCGATCCGCTGAGTGTTTGGAATTCCTCCAACACAGGCGGGAATTGGCAACAGCTTTTTAATGCATCTGCGTCTAGTGGGGCACCAGCAGTTGCAATGTACACAGGTAAAGCTGGAGTCCAGTTGAATGCCGTGGCGGATGTTATGGGGTGGCAAACCTCAAACAACCTATTTTCAACAAGTGCCCAGGGTGCGGCGATTTATTTTGTTAGTATGCCATGCTATCAGCAAACTAACACCGCTCCTGTGATTGCGAATTGTGCCGCGAACATCCCAACCTTTGCTCCAAACAACCATCGTCAGTTTGGGATCTGGAGTGGCACAAAGGCTGGTATCACAGTTGCGAACCCCCAAACCGCCAACGCAGTGAGTCTTGAACAAAACCACACTGCTGGCATTAGCCTTACAGAACAATACAGTTGGAACCTGCTGAACTTCCCAGACCCGGCTGGAGGGTTCCAGTCCCCGTATATCCCAACCGCGCATCTTGCAACAATCGCGAACAACTACAAAAACAATGTTGCAGGCTTTAAAACAATTGTAGACAGCACAGTCAGCCTAACCGGAGACAGCTACAGCGCAAACATCCTGACTTGTTTTGTAAGTCAAGCTTCTGGATGTCTTGACGCGATTTTGTCAAGCCTCATTCCAAAAGTCCAGGATTGTGGAGTTGGAATTGCCGAGTACGACGGTATCTACGACGGGAATTGCTTTGGGTCTGAGCTGCTAAACTTCGCTGGTCAACACATCGCCAACGCAGCTTACGCGCTCCAAACATCCTTCATTTCAGGTACCCAAAAGACCTCCTTCAAAAACTACGCGGGCTGGATTGGATCGTTGATTGTTGATCCGAACTTCACACCGCTGTTTCCAAACGGGGTTTGTGTGTGCGGGGATCAAGGCGGAACCTTTAATCAGACCAACGGTTACAACAGTCTGGTTTCGAAGGCCGCGACGTTCTTTCCGTCCCATCCCTACATCGGTAAATACACCGCGAATGCCCTCACTACCAACCAACAGGTTGTGCAAGCAACAATCAACGGGTCCGGGACTGGCGCTTCAAGCGCTTCTTACCTTGGCACAAACGACCAAACATTCCTGAATCTGCTTGCACTGAATCAGAATCTTGCGGGATTCAACTCCAGTAGCTACCCAACGCTACCGCTATACTACAACTTCCTTTCAAACTATATTGCTCCGCCTGACCCACGGTGGGGGAATGTCCGGAAGCTGCCTGCAATTGGCGAAGCCACCTACACCGCTGTTCAGCAACCAGGGTTCCTTGCAAGTCTCTACGGGACTAATACTGACATGGGAAGTTGGTACAATCAAAATACCCCAACGCTTCTGAACTTCAATTCTTTCTTTGGGCCACCAATCATCTCGATCGACACAACCCTCACAAACCCTGGGATGCCAACCCTCTCAACCTACAACGCCCCAGGCTACTATACAGCAGGACGCTTTAATCAGAACTCAACCCACGAGAATTGGTACATGGTTTTGAATGGGGAGTTCTATAGCGACCATGCGCAGGCTGACCGAGGTTCGTTTGTTAGCTACTTCCACAATGTTCCGCTGGTTGTGGACCTCAGCAGCAATATCTATCAGCCTGATTGCCCAGGACGGATTTGCCACAGCGCCCTCATCTACAGCAGTGAATTCACCTCCAACACCCAAAACGCCTCGTATCCTTGGTACGGAGCCCCAACCAGTATGTACGACCCAGTCCAGACAGCCGGGGGCAGCTCTTCCACAAACTTCGCGGCTGTTGGAGCAACCGCCCAGACAGAAGTGTTGAACTTCACTTACAGCTCCTACAGTTGCCAAACCTACACCAACTCCGACACAACCGTTTGGAAAAGGTGTGTGGTCCTAACAAACGGAAACCCAGCGTTCCCGCTGTTTGGTGTGTATGACACTTTTCCTTCCGGAACAAACGCTGGCGCAAGCAAAACAATCCAATTCAACCTGCTGTATGACAGTACAAGCGTCACCACACCTAGCGGGAACGTAACCCCTGTGACTGACGCAACCCACACAACCCAGTGCGTAAGCGAAGGTCCAGCAGCTCCTCCTAGCGTGTTTCCAAGTGCGGGCACTGCTACAGGTCTTGGAAGCGGTATTCAGGCGTTCAACGTGAAGGGCCAAAACATGCCGAACCTCGCGGGTAACGGCATCAACAGTGACATCTGGATTGTTCGTGGGACAAGCGGAGCCCAATATGCGGTGGCAGGGTGGGGTCATATGTGTGAAGACTCTATTACTGATAGCCAATACAAAGCCGCGCAGACCCTTACCCAGTCTGGAGGCGGCATCACCAACGCGGTGGCTGCTGACGCAACCCACCTCCAAATCACCTTTGCTGCAAACTCCCACAACTACGTTGTCGGGGATCAAGCCTCAACAAGCGGGTTTGTTGGAAGCGGGAATGTCAACTCCAATGCAAGCTGTAACGGGGTTGGGAATGTTGGACCTAGCGTCAGCGCAGTCAGCGGGAATGTTGTGACTTTCAAAACTAACAACGGAGACTTTAGCGGACTCAGCGGTTCCTACACTAGCGGAAGTGTGATACCTTGTTTCCGAGAGCGCGTGGCAATCCTGAAGGTCAACGACAGCGGAAGCTTCACTACAGTGTTTGGGCCGTATCTTAAGAGCTCCGTTCCGAGCCGAACCATCACAAACCCAGCTTGTGGAGTTCAGGTCGTAACAACCAGTCCGGTTAGCTCAACTGAGTGTGTGCCTGCGGCAGGCGGCAGCTTCTACACCTACACCACAAGTGGCGGGTTGGTTGTGCTGGATGTGTTTGACAGCTCAACTCAGACCTTCAACGGCCTTAAACTTAGTGGTGGTCCAGGGGAGTTGGCTCAAGTCAGCAGCTCCACAATCGTTGCCACTATCAGCGGCATGACCCCCTCCACCCGCACAATCGACCTGAGTGGGCTTATTGGCACTTGGTGTCCAGATCAACCGATCATCAAGACTAGCGCCAACGTCTACACAGTCTATCACGAGGGAGGTCTTCAACCAAACCCACATGTCATCACCTTCACCAATAGCTGTGGGACCTTCAAAACCCGAACAATTAGTGGCTGGAACGGGGCTAACACCCCGCCTTCGGCTGCGACGCTTGAGCTTCGATATGGCTCAGCCACTAACTTCATGGCCTCTAGCGCCTGTAGTCCGGCTTGTGCCCCCATCACCGTCTACACCCCAACCGGCACCACCCCCTGGAGCTACCGCATCAAGGACTCCAGCGGTAATGTGCTTGCTAACAGTGTAGCTGAATCCGACACAAACTAACGCACTCTTATGAATGTCAACTCCGCAGTAGAAAACGTCGCCAGGGCAGAAGATCTCCAGAACCTGCTAGACCACATCGCTTGGACAGAAACCCTGAAGCCAGCACTTCTCAAAGCGAAAGCTACCTTTGAAGGCCAGCTTGTTCAGGCGACCCTTGGCAACGCCCCAACTGACGCTCATGGTCAGGTTGTGACAGTCGCTCAGCTCGCAGGCCGGGCTTATGGCTTGGCGTTTGTGGTGGAGTTGGTGGAGGATATCCTTCGGAGGGGCGGCAGGAGCCTTGATGCTCTTAAGTCTTTCGGCGTAAATATAACAGCACCCGGCTCCTAGGGTGTGGTATTCTGTAGGTACTTACTTTTATGGCAACATCTCCCATCGTTAACCCCGATACTACGGGTCAGCCCGCAACACCCACGTCCCAGATCGATTCTGGCCAGACTGCTCCTCCTAACAACGCCAACCCCTCTCAGGTGACTGACCGTGCAGCGATTGCTGCTAAGTACCAGGAACTTTATGGAGGGACTCCAACGTCCACCGAGGATCAGCCAGATAATCAGGCCGCAGCGAACGCGGACCCTGCTGCACCTCCTGCTGGCGATGTTGTTGTAACCTCCGCCACACCTCCGACTGAGGACCGTTTGGCTTCTGTGGAAGCCTCCCTTGGAAGGATGACAGAGCTCCTCTCAAAGCTCACTGAGCCTCCGAAGGCTCCTGAATTGCCGGGATCGACAGATCCTGTTGAGACCCAATGGCTTAACCTCATTCGTGAAGGCAAGATCAAAGAAGCGTTTGATCTTCAAGCCAATGAAGCAGCCCGACGTGCCTCTAGTCAGGCGCGGTCTGAGGCTGTTGAGTCCATGAGAGTTGAGCGAGAAATTTCTGACTTTGTAGCCGACCTTCGCAGCAAGAATGCTGAGCTTCTGCCTTTGGAAGAACTTATTGCCTCAAAGGCTGCGGCAAAAATTCAAGTAGCCCATGACAGCGGTAAAATCAAGAACACCTCCGATTACGTGAAGTTCTACAAAACCAGCGTCAACGAAGCTACTGAAGATGCACGAAAAATTGTCCAGTCTATTCGTGCGGCTGGAAAGCAAGCAGGCCTGACGATCAAAACCGAAGTGTTGAGTTCCACACCAATGACACCCAACTCTCCGAATGTCGATCGAACATCCACACCGCAGAACCCTCCGCTTGAGTCCGCAATGGACTATATTACCAAGCGTAAAACGGCTGCGGAAAAGATGCATGGCATGTTTGTTCCAGCAACCTAACGACACTAACGAAGGTACCGAACAATGCCTGGACAAGTATATAGTATCAGTACTCTGGGCGGAAACTGGACCGCGCCGTATCTTTCCCAAAAGATCCGGTTTGTGGCTCAGCCAGAGTTCCGTTTCCGGCAGTTTCTTGATGTGCGAGAAGCTGTTGGTAAAGGCCGAGGCGACACTTGGCTGTTTGATAAAGCTGGTAACGTTGCGACTCAGGGTGGAACCCTCGTCGAAACAAACACCATTCCTGAGACCAACTTTGTAACGAACCAAGGGACTGGCTCCATTACAGAGTACGGTAACAGCGTGCCTTTTACTGGGAAACTTCAGACGTTGGGACAGTTTGAGATTGAACCTGTCACAGAACGTAAGCTGAAGGATGACCAGGTGAAAGTGCTGGAGTCAGCGGCTGGCACGGCTTTCACAGCCACAGAGTTTGTGGCGGTTCTGAGCGCGTCTGGCAACACAATCTTCACAACCAACGGCACTGCGACAGCGGTTGCTACGTCCAACCTGACAGGTAGCAACACCCGTCAGATTGTGGACTTCATGAAGAAAAAGCTGGTTCCGCGCATCGGTAACACCTACGCCTGCATAGGGAGTGTTACCTTCTTAAGCGGAATGTTCAGCGACACTGCTGCAGGGGGTTGGGTTGACGTCAGCAAATACACTGTGACGTTTGCTCCCAACATCTTCAACGGTGAGCTTGGGACCTACTACCACACGAGGTTTGTTGAAGAGACTGGTTTCTTCAGCAACACCATCGGTAATGCCTCCAGCTATGGTCAGGGCGTGTTCTTTGGTTCTGACAATGTGTACGAGGCAGTAAGCGTGCCCGAGGAGATCCGAATCAAAGTCTCCCTTGACTACGGTCGTGATCTTGGAATTGCATGGTATGCGTTGCTTGGGTTCAAGATTGTATGGAATTTCACAGTCGACTCTGAGCAACACATCGTGTACGTGACGAGTGCCTAAGGAGAACAAATATGGCTTATTCTGATCAAAAGTTTTACGACCGGCCTTGCCAGGCGATCGCCTTTGGCACGAATCTTGGAACTGGCACTTACGGCTCTAACGGAGCGGTTGTCACATCCAGCGCGGTGTGTCAGCTTCCGCAGTACTTCCGTAAGACCGTCATCAACAACGTCAGGATGATTTGTACAGTTGCGGCTAACTCCACTAACGGAACGCTTGCAGCTGTCTTTCTGAATGGCACTTCAACCTTCGCTACTGTTGCGCTTGCCAGCTGTACTGCTGGGCAGGTGTTGACAGGTGTAATGACACTTGCGAGCGCGACTTTCAGCGCGAACGCTGGTCCGACAGTCAACGTGGTTGGCACTGGCACGTCCAGCGCTAACGGAGTATTTGGTTCTTACAACATCTACTTCGAAGAGCAGGAGCAGCCAACCTAATGCGTCGGTTGTTGTGGGTAGGGCTGCTTGCAGCGGGGGCTTTTGCGGATGGTCCAATGTGGCCGCCTGATCCGTATTGTCCTCCGGAATGTTGGACTGAACCCCAACCTCTTCCTCCTGCCCCAAGGCCTCCTGCGCCGCCAAGCTGTTGGCCAACAGGATGTCGTAGTTAAAGGTTTGCGGCCTTAGGGTCGCGCCAATCTGCCACAGGGGAGTTAGTCCCACCTGACCTCCTCTCCTAGCTCCCCCTGTGGTGTAACAAACGCTTTCTAGACGATTATGCCCGCACCAACTCAAACCAACACACCTCAGACTCCCCAGCGGAGCCGAACAAAATGGGAAGCACTGAAGAATTTCTATCCGACTGAGATTCTTTGCCAGGCCTACCCTCCCTACCACAAAGTAGATCCGTCCTGCCACACCAGGCTGACGCTCAGCGCAGAAGCAATCGCGCGACATGCTGCAGCTTGTGGAGGCGGAATTATGCTGAGCCTTCGGCGAAGCGATAAGCCTGTGAAGCTTTGGGATCAGCTCGCAGAGGCGGGTCTTGAGGCGGTGGACTTCCGCTGTGAGATCTGTGACAAGCAACTCCCATTCCACTCAAACCACCTGGACGCCTGTATGAAACCTCACGCAGGCAAATCTCGGCGTGTCAAAGAAGGCGGACACTTTAATGTCACCATCAAACGTGACTACGAAACCGCAGCTGACGAGGCATTCGAAGAGAACGGTTAACATTCAATGGCGCTCGGAAATGTCTCTAAATGGGCACGTTTCGCGTCAGTTTGTTATTTGAGGGGAAAGGGTCTAGTAGCGACCGCTAACCAGGAGATCTTCCCCACTAACGCAACAGCCCTCAATGTGTTTGCTGCTTACGCAGACAGCACCCCCCACCCAAAAATCAGTGTGTGCGCAGCGGATCTAGCGGCGTTTGCTCAGAATTATTTTGACTATGTGTTTGTAGGAGACCGGCTGTTTCTGCAGGACAACCCCTCAGGCTACCTAGCGGAGGCGGTCAGTAAGCTGAAGGTTGGAGGCTATCTGATTAGTCTTCAAAAGACTGACTCGATCCTAACACCCACCACCATGCAAGAGCGAATCGCTACAAAAGGCAGCTGGCGTAAGGTGTTGGAGCTTGAACACGAGGAGGGATATTTTGTTCAAGTCTACAAAAAGAAGAACGGGCCCAAAGGCATAGAAGTCAAACCTTCAGCTGATGTTCGCCCTCGCGCGTGCGTGTGCCGATATGGTGCGCTTGGGGATATGATTATCCTCACACCACTCCTTCGAAGGCTTCACGAGGATGGCTACCACGTCACCCTCAACATCACCAACTACAGCGCTCCGGTTGTGGAGTACAACCCGTTTGTAGATAACCTCCTGTTGCAGGAAAAGGACGCAATCCCAAACATCGATCTTAGTGAGTACTGGGATTTTTGGAGACCACACTATGACAAATACATCAACCTCAGCGAAAGCTGCGAAGGCTCGCTTCTCAAAGTCGAAGGCCGTAGGGAGTTCTACACCACAAGCGAGTGGCGTCGCGCCCAATGCGGAAGCCACAATTATTATGATTTCACTCTCCGACTCGGAGGGTACTCAGACGTTGTTGGATCGCGCGGAGAGTTGTATTTCAGCCCTGCAGAAGAGCGAGCCGCGAAAGACTTTCTCAAGCAGTTTGGAGGCTCTTACAACATCCTCTGGGCGCTCAATGGTAGTAGCTACCATAAAGTTTATGGGATCTTCCAACCAGTTGTCACAGAGTTCCTTGACCGAAACCCCAAAGCCCGAATCATTACCGTCGGAGACGCCCGAGCTAATTGCATGGAGTTCCAACACCCCCAGCTCATTCCCCGGGCGGGGGCCCAAACGCTACGACATACTCTAGCGCTGACGAAGTTTGTGCAGTGTGTGGTGGGGGTGGAGAGTGTAGTGATCAACGCAGCGGGATGTTTTGACACGCCAAAGATCCCGCTGCTAAGCCACAGCACCCACCAGAATCTTTGCGCAAACTGGAAAAACGACTATTGCCTTGCGCCTGACGTGGAGCTTGCGCCATGCTATCCGTGTCATCAGCTCCACTACACACCTGAGAGTTGTCCTTGTACACAGATCCTGAATCCCGAAGGAGTTGTAGTTGCAAGCGGCCCCCGGTGTGCGATGGGTGCAATTCAAGGCGAACGTCTCATCACCCGACTTGAAGAAGTCATGGGGCGACATTTCTCAACCCAACTTATCTAAGCCGTCCTAAGCCCGCCCCGCTAGCCAAGTTTGTTATAATTGGATTTGTCTAGCCATGTCCACCCAACCCACAGGAATCTTTGATTCTAGTGTTTTTGACGCACCGCTTTTTGATGACGGTGGTGTTGGTGGATGTCAAACAGTTAACTATCCGTTTAATCTTGTGACGCTTCGGAATATGGTGCGGAGGGAGTTGCTTGACACAGGCATCTACGTCACCACCACCTCTACCACAACCGGACGTTGGTGGACAGACACAGAACTCAACAACTACATCCAGGACTGGCAAGATGAACTTCAAGAGCGGTTTGAGTTTGTGTGGGGCACAGCGACAGTCACACTCGGCTCAGGCACATCAACTATCGCGTTAGCTGCAATCGACCCAAACATGATGAGGCTGGATGCGGTGTATTGGAGTAGCCCAACTCAACCCTACAGTCGGAGGCTTGTGGGACGCAGCATTGAAGAGCTTGACATTCTGCGTCATCAGTGGCGTAGCGTCTTTGATATGTATGAGCCCCGGATTGTCTACCAGGATGATTCAACCCGATGTAGCCTCTATCCGCCTCCTATCAATACTGGCACAGCGGTATTTGAATATCCGAAGGTCCTAAACCTGATTGCTGACACAGACCTTATGGCTGTGCCTGCCTGGACAAAATACAGTGTCAATAACTACTGCACTTATCGTGCTTATCTTCGTGCTGGTCCTAACCAGGATATCGCGAAGGCAATGAAGCGAAAGCAAAAGTTCCTTGCGCAGTGTATTCGTTACCACGCGCTGAAGGCAAACATCTTTAGTGATCGGGCACCCCATCTGAAGCCAGTCAACCTTGGTGGATTCGGCAACAACTATGAAGGCAACATCCTCAATCCAAAAACCCCGCTAATCCCATGATCAAAAATATTCTCGACCGAATCCTTAAGAATCGTGTCACTTCGATTGCTGGTATCACAGGGCTGACGCTGCTGGCGACACACCCCTCGCACTTTTTTGCTTCCCCTGATAATGTGTTAGCGGTGATTGCGTTGATTGGGCTGTTGCTCGCAAAGGACTAAGATGAAAAAACTACTATTAGCGCTGATGTTGGTGGGGGCTGCATTTGCCCAGAACCCCAAGACCGCTGTGTTTCCTGGACGGGCCGCAACCGATACAGACCTGATGGTTGCCTCCAACAACGTCATTACAAACCTTAGCGCGTCGGTAGCAGGCGGCGACACAACAATCAATGTCGTTACGACTGCAGGCATCTTAGTTCCTACTGCACTTAGTATTGATAGTGAGATACTTTTGGCATGCACCAAGACCTCTACTTCGTTTGGGATATGTCCTAACGGAAGGGGTTTTGATGGCACGGCTGCTGCCTCTCACTCTAACGGAACTGCTGTCAACTTCTTTATTGTCGCAGGCTATCACAATCAAGCTGCTGCTGAAATCAAAGCAATCGAAACAAACATCCTCACAACCAGCCCGTTCACAGCCTCGATCTACAACTTCCCCGCCCAAACCCCAGGCGGCACACTGACAGGCGGAGTTGGAGCAACAGTCACAATGAACCCCTGTCCAACAGGCGTCAACGGTAGCGATACTGGGCATTATTTGTATGTATCGAATGGAGTCGGGACGGCCGAAGCGGTGCTGATTCAAGGCGGTACTTGTGCTTCAATCGGAACTGGCACAGTCATCTTTACTCCTACCTTTAGCCACAGTGGAAGTTGGACACTTACTAGTGGATCAGGTGGAATCTTTGAGTGCCTTGAGTCTGGAGGCACGCTTGGGTCTTGTGTATTGCCAGCAGGCATCACTCATACTAAAGCAAACCTTACAATCCCATTCAGCAGCAGTTCACTTCTTGGGCTTGGTGAGGGCGTAAGCTTTATTCAGGCTGACTTCAATAGCGGTAATGTAATTACCATCAACGGCCTAAACAACGTCACACTAAAGGACTTTGGCGTTTACCGAGTAAACGGCTACAGTACGCTTCCCTCTAATGGTGACACGATTGGAGTGTATGGGTCGTCTGCAGTCTATCTTACAAACCTCTGGCTTCGTCACAACTGGAATGGAGTCAACACCCTTGGCACAACTTCTGCCACAACCGGCTGCATTAACGGGGCGACCCTCGGCAATTGTTCCACCATCTACATGGATAACATTTCCGTGGAGGGCGCGGCCAACGCTGCGCTTATTGGATTCCAAGGCACAAGTGATTTGTTTAATTACATCATCGCCCAAGCCGGAGGCCTCTACACTGTTAGCTACACCCCCGGAGAAATAATTCTTCTTGGCTTCACAAACGGCGCGTTCTTCAACCGGACGCTGATTGGTGGACCAGTCACTAGCGCCCAGATTCTTTATTCTGTGCCGAGCTGTACAGGGTGTCTTTCTGATTTGACTTCTTGGGTGGATCTTCAGATTGATTCTTGGACGGGTGGCCCGGCCTTTAAGTTTGGAGGCACACTCCTGCCTACCAACATCAACATAGACGCTTCCAGCATCTCTAACAGTGGCTCAAACACAAACCCAGTGTTTAGGTTTCTGGTGACTGTTGCGGGTCTTCAGATCTCCAACAGTCGGTTTGTGAATCTTGGAAGCACGAAGATTTTTGACGGAGCTGGGGATACCGGCCAAGCTACAAGCCTGGTGTTCTCCAACAACAACATCATTAACACCTCCAACGGCATCGCAAGCATGACGATCGCTGCTGGAAACATCATGACCTTTACAAACAACAACTGGTATGTAGGTCTTGGTGCAACTCCAACATACGATATAGAATTCACAGCAGCGATTCCAAACCTGACAGTGACTGGCAATAACTTTGGTAACTATTCGACTGCTGGGTTTCACTTCACTGCAACACCAGCATCAGGGGTAATTGAAAACAACAACGGTGCTGACAATGTGCCGCAGACTGTCGCGAGTGCCTCAAGCATCAGTCTTACTCCAGGCTACACACTTTTCAAGGTGACTGGCACCACAGGTGTCGGAACAATCACAGGCCTGTACGAAGGCCGACGGCTAGAGATCATCACAACCGATGGGGCTGTGGTCTTCACCGCAGGCACAACAATCGGTAACACAATCACCTCCACTCAAAACGTTCCGTTAGTGGGGCGTGTGTTGGGCGGAAAGCTTTACTTAAAGTAGGCCTCGACAATGGGCGGCTTCAATCAGTTTGGGTGGAATCGTGGGGGCTTTAACCAAGGCCCAACGGTTGTTACTACCAACAGCAACCTCACAGTCTTTCAGCTTGTGCGGACGCTTGTTGATGAGCCAACCGGCGGAACCTTTTGGACTGACCAACAAGTGTATGACGCGATGAATGAGGCCCAGATCTTTTTGTTTGGGGAGATAAAGTTCGCTACAACCACAGCAACCCTGACGCTGACGCAAGGCGCGGATATCACACCCATTCCGTCAAGCCTGATGATTCCGCAGTACTATCTTGGAACGAATCCTTCAAACGTTGTGAATGGGGTAAGCCTCGGATACAATCGGTACTTCTTTACAACCCACGCCCAACTTGAAGAATGGCTTCGGGATTGGAAAGAACAGTTCCCGGCTTTCCCAAAGCACCTGGTGCTGTGGGATGTGGGGCATGTCAGGCCGTTCCCATCGCCAGATGCAACCTATCGGTTTTTGATGGTAGGGATTGGATGGCCTTGTGAGTTTAGTCCTAGCTTCCAAGATGTGCCAGCAGCTGCAAGGCTCTATAAACGTGCGCTTGCGTACTACAGCGCAGCCATACTGTTGGAGAACACCCTGCCTGAGCTTGCTGACACCCTAAACAAAATGGCCTTAGAAAGCATCAACGAACTTCGAGTGCGACTTCGCAACCAACAATCTCACAACATCCGACGCATGCGACCTGGCGATACCTTTACTGGAGCACAGGGTGGGAACGTGAGGACTGGATTGAGGTTTCGATAGTGGCCATCTCTCGCACAGTTCAGATGGATTTTGGCGGAGGGGTCAACGCCCAGGCCTCCCCGCACCTAGTTGCCTCTAACGAAGTCGCAGCTGCCACCAACATCGACTTCACCCTGGAGCGTGGAGCAGCTGAAGCTCGCCGAGGGTGGACTGTCTTCAGCGTTGTCAGCACTGACACTACTAGCATCATCACTGACATCTACCGCAACTACAACCAGCAGTTCTCAATCAATAGCAATCCATTCTATGTGATTGACAACGCAACAAAAGTCTACTCCGGAACTGGTGGCGTGTGGACAGCTATCGCTACAGGTGGCGTCAATGGTGGCTTTATGTGTAGCTACCGACAATACGCATACCTACCAAATGGCACTGTTGGCGGAGCCATCAAAGACGACGGCACCCAAACCACTGACTGGGTGAAGCTCGCCCCGCCTGGAGCGCCAACCCTAGCTGTCAGCACCCGTCCTCCAATCAAAGTCTCAACCGCTTGGACTTGTAGTGAAGGCTCCTTCACTAACGGCAGCGCAACCAACACCACAACCGCAACAGCCTCCAGCGACGCTGTCACCAATGCCATCCAATTCGATGCCATCCTACTCCAAACAAATCTCAACACCAACGGTTTCAACACTATTGGTCAATACGGCATCTACAGCTTGCAGTTGTCTTTTGACAATCCCAATGTTGTTACTAACGTCAGTTGTGACTATAGCATTGGAGACAACTCCTATACCAACTATTTTCATACGGAGCTACCTAGCACAGAAAATTTTGGTACGAGCTTTGCTCTCGCATCTCAGCTCATCGCAAATCAAGTCAGCATAGGGACGGGCTCCAGCACAAACATTGACTTGCAGACCCGCCGTCAGATGCTAAATGATGCTGCCTCAACCATCAACGGCGCGTCAGGCCTCAGCGGAGCCCGCAACAGCGCTAACACCTGGGCCACCCAACAACCAAACTTCTTTCTTGTCAACATCGCGGCTGCTCCTGTTGACTGGACAAACATTCAAGCAGCGAGGGTGGTGATCCAAGCTACAGGGCCAGTGACAGTTAAGCTAACGAATTGGATCGTTAGTGGTGACACAGTTCACCCACTTCACGATCCAAATGTTGGGATCGCCTATTGGCAGACCTACGCGAAGCTTGACTCAAACGGAAACAAAGTTGGGGAGAGTGCGCCGAGCCCTGCCTCCACACGCTTCCAGATTCAAGCCGGTGCGATGATTGTTAGCGATACCAACACAACCGTCAGTTCCAAGAACGACATCACGCACAAAATCCTCTATCGCCAGGGCGGATACCTTCAGGATGCCTATGCGGTAGCGACCTACACTGTTACCCAAAATGTGTATGTGGATGGGCTTGATGACATCAGTGCACTGAGTCAGAACTTCATTCTTCAGAACAATGTACTGAGCAGCGCAAACTTCCCAGGCAACTCCGTTGTTGCTGACCAAGCTTACTTCGATCGGATCTTCATCAGCAACGGTCAGAATGTTCTTCAGTGGAGCCTACCAGCCCAACCAGATCTGTTTCCATTTGACAGCTTCGCTACCATTAGCAACTTCGGTGACAACATCCAGAAGTTAATTGTGTGGATGCCGGTCATGATCATCGTCAACGACAACAGTGTGTATGAGATGGTCGGGACGATTTTTGAAGGCCCCAACAGCGACTTCTCGATTGTGCGGACTGGATGTCGGCAAGGCTCGATTGCTCACAATAGCATCATCAAGACCCCCTATGGGATCTTCCTTGTCAACTACAATGGTCTCAGCCTCTATAATCCCGGCCAAGGAATCGACACTCCAATCACCTGGGCTATGGAAAAGATGGCTGATGCGTGGCGAGGAAACCTCAGCACAGATCCCGCTGCTCTCAAAGGCAATCGGATCCCAGCTATCAACATTGGCAACATCTACCTGAGTTGTGCTGCCTACAACGATCAGAAGATTTACTTTGGCGTGCCGACTGGCTCTAGCACTTACCCAAACACATTGTTTGTGCTGGACTTCCGCACCCAACAAATACAAAGTTACACCTACGGCTTTAGCTTTGCTTCGCTGTTTTGGGATTGGGTAGGGAACACACTGCTGGCTGGCACCACCGACGGACGGATTGTCCAGATCGAACATGGCACAACCGACAACGGCTCCAACATTCAGTGGAACTTCACGACCCGACAATGGACCTCTCCAAATGATGCGGTTTTGGAGAACGCACTTATTGAATACAAAGGTAGTGGCGGAACCGCCCTTGCGATCCTCGACAACACCTCAACCATCACTCTTGGTACGCTAACGTCTAGCGTCCGAACCTGGACACCGGCTGCGTTTCTTGGAACCGTCGCAAACAACGTTCAGTTTCAGTTTGTTGGGAACCGTGGAACCTCATCTGCTGAGGCTTCAATCTATCAGGTGCAGTTCGATGCGATTGTTGAGCCAGCTCACGTCCAATATTGGAAAGCTGACTATGAAGTAAAGGAGCAGGCAGGGGAATTTCTTTTTGATGCGTTTTATGCAGACCTTCAAATCCTGGGCAGCGGAAATGTGCTGGCAACTGCTTTTGTGGATGGTGTTGCGCTTGGCACAACTACTTACAGCGGCCCAACAGCTGGCCGACATGTGTTCGTTAATGCTTACCCTCCTGAGACTTATGGGCGAGTTAGCCACATAATTTATCAGTCGACTGCTTCGCCCTCGACATTCTTTAAGCCTTGGAACTTTGCGTTTGACGCACGCCCAGAACCGCCACGAGTCAATTACTTTAAAACCGACATCCAATCCCAAGAAGAACAGATTTGTGATGCGGTGGACATTGACGTCAACCCAAATGGCACACTTACCTCCACAGTCTTTCTCAACAACGTTGCGGTTGGAACCTACACCTCCACCGGCAGCTTACGGCAGTCATACAGCTTCGCACTCCCGAATGAGGAGTACGCTCGAACCATCTACGCCATCCACAACGGCACCGCCTTTAAGCACTACAAAACTTGGTGGCACCTCCGCCCCGAACCTGATCGTTGGACAAACTTTGTAAGCGACCGAACAGTCGCTCAACACGCGTGGGGGAGCGTTAGTCATGAAGCGATTTGGGACGCATTCGATGTTGACATCAATTGCTTTGGGAATGTTGTACTCGCGACGGCTTTTGTGGATACTGTTGCGGTTAGCACAGCGACCATCACAGGCAGTGGACGCCAAAGCTATGCGTTCGCACTCCCAAATGACACCTTCGGACGAGTCGGGTATGTTGTCTACAACGCCCAGTCGGGATACTTCAAACACTACGGAACGTGGTACACCTACAGGCCCGAACCCGACCGGCTCTCAAACTATGTAAGCGATAGAAGCGGCGAGAAAGAGTTCTTCTGGCATCATTTTGAGTGTGAGATCGCGCCGCTTGGAGCGACTGTTCTGGCGACAGCAGTCATTGACAATGTTGGGGTTGCAACCTACACAATCACTGGTTCCAACCGTCAGAGTTACGCATTCAGCCTTCCGATTGATTTGTATGGAAGGACTGTGTATGGCACCTACAATTGTGTCGGAACCGGTAAGTTCAAACACTACAAGACTTGGTTCGAAGGTGACCAAGAGCCAGATAGGCTTGCTCAGGTGCAACTGGACAAGCTTATCTTTCCTTCTGAACATTACCTCAAGACTTGGATTGCGGAACTTAACCCACTTGGCACTTGCACAGGCGTCTTGTACGCAAATGATGTTCAAATTGCGGTTGCAACCTTTACCGGCACAACCCGCCAGTCCTACCGGGTTGGGTTAGATGTTGACACAACCATGCGTATCCAACAAGGCTACCGTCTTGCGACAATCTACACAGCGGTGGGCGCGGGAGTACCGCTGCTGAAGCACTACAACACTTCCTTCGACACACTACCTAAACCCTTCGGCAAGAATACCTGGGCGGTCTTTTACCAAAAGATCGGTGGCGCATCCCAGCTTGACATTGGCCGGTTCTGGTCAATTGATCTTGAGCTTGACCCCAATCAAGGAACCGCTACAGTCACCAGCATTTGGGATGTAGATGGGTATCCTCTTTCAACCAACACCCTGATCTTTGGCCAACTTCGTGAGTGGAGAGACAGGATTCCGTTCCCGCCAGGCATGAGGGGCTACCTCTTCCGTCAGCGTCTCATCTCAAATGTGCCAATTGAGATTTGGCGCAGCTCTATCGACACTCTCCGGACAGGTGTGAAGGGCTTGAGTCGTGTCACCACCGACGGTGTGATTGACGGTAAGCAACCGCTCATTAGCGAAAAGGATTAACCTTTGTCAGTCAACGTCACCGCTCCAACCATCCCGCCAGTCGCAACTATTGACGAACTCCGTCAGCAGGTGACAGTTGCAATGAGACGGATGGCTTCCCAAATCAATGGAGCTACCCTCGCCAACGACTTAGATATTAACCAACACCGAGTTGTAAACATGACTGCACCGGTCTCACCCCTTGATGCAGTCAACAAACAATATGTCGATAAGGCTGTGAGTCAGGTTAAGAGTGGGGCTGCGTTCTTTGCCCAAACCAACACCATCCTACCTCAAGCTATCAGCAGCGCAACAAGCAGTAGCTTTTTTAGTGTTACTTCGACTAGCTTCGCGCCGGTTACTTCCTACAGTCTGGTGCTGGGAACTGGGACTTGGATTGTGTTTGCAGAGGCTGATATCAGTCTTGCACTCACAACCGCTCAGCCCTCAAACTTCGTGTCAATCCAACTCTACACAAACGCAACAGCAGTCACCCAAGCCGGACCATTTGCGCTGTCGCTTGGACAAACTTCAGTCGGTGTGAGTTCTCTTGAAAACACTGTAAGTGGGGTGTGGACGGTTGTTGGGACCTCAACAATTCAGCTGTACGCTAAGTGCAGCATGAACGTTACCGGCAATGGTATCAACCCAACCAGTGTGCTGTTGGCTGTGAAACTTCCAGGCACATAGACGCGGCGTTGCGTAAGCCCCATTAGGGTGTGGTTTCTGGTAGAATGTTTGTACGCAATACTTTGCTTAGGTTGGCTTACCGTGGATATCTTGAGCGCTGTTGATGTTGATTTAATTTGCCCGTTTCCGATGACCGCCCTTAACCACCTGTGTGGATGGATGCGGGCTCACAAATCATTTGTTGAAACTGACCTGACAGGTCACACCCCAGAGGATTATGCCCGCTACTTCCAAGAGCTTCTTCCCTATGCGTACACCTATGGAGTCATTGACAGAGCTAATGTGCTGGGCTTTAAGCACGAAATGCCAATCATCGGGATGGTTAGTGTCCAACCTGACGGGCCGTGGAACGCAAAGCTTAACTTCGCCTGCAACCGACGAGCGCTTGGACGTTACACAAAAAACACGAACAATGTGAAGATCTGGGAAGCAGGATTTATGGATCAGGCGGTTGCGGCAGCTTCAAACCAAATCTTTGAGATGTGTCCGGAACTGTTGAGGTTGAGTGGGATGACACTAGTCACAAACAGTCCAGTCCGTCAGCTGTACCGACGGCTTGGATGGGGCCTAGAAGGTCAATTCGACAACGCTGCGATGGTGGGCGGTGTCCCAAAATCTGTAGTTCACTACGGCCTACTTAGGCCTGCGAAGGAAACCTAACCTATGGGGTTGATGGATACACTTAACGGAGGCTACCAACCAGACTACTTTGGCGGAGGCGGCGGAGCGCTTGGGGCTGCTGCGTCAGCTTTCCCAACTAACACTCAACAAAGCGGTACTTCAAGCGGTACCTCTACCAACACCTCTAACGCCCTTAGCAACCAATTCAGTACTACCTATGAGTCTCCGCTGTTGACGCAGTTCCGGAATGGGTTGTTTCCGTTCCTAACTCAACAGCTTCAACAGTCAACCCAACCGGTTTTTACTGACGCCACCAAAGCAAGCTTCCTTTCGAATGTCAATGGCCTTGCGAACTCCTCAATTAACAGCCTTAACAACAACCTTGCAAAGCGTGGAATCTCCAATAGCGGCGCGTATGCGGCTGGCGCAACCGACATCGGCAACCAACGCAACGCTCAGCTCACAAACTTCTACAGCCAGCTGCCGTTTCAGGAACGCCAAGCTCAAGCAAACCTAACCAATCCTCTGCTCACTATGGGCCTTAATTTTGCTGGACGTGGACCGACCTCCACTTTCCAAACTGGCTCCAATGTCGGCAACCAATTCAGCCAAAACTTCAGCACCAACACCAGTTCCACCCACCAAAGCCAATCTCCATGGGCAGGTCTTCTTGGAGCTGCTGGTGGATTCTTGAGTATGCTCTAATGCCAGTTAACTTTTTTGACACCATCAGTCGGGCAGTTGAAGCTAAGCACGCTGCCCGTCAAGCAGACAAACACTTTTGGGCTGAGCTTTCGCAGCAGCACGAGAATGCCAACCTTCGGGAGCGGGAGATTCGCGCAAATGAGGAGGCCGAAAGAGGCCGATCAACACGCGCGGACGCAGAGCTTGCGCTTCGTCAAGAACAATTTAAGCATGCACAAGAGGCTGCTGCTGCGCTTGGGATTGGCCAGGGTGTGTTGAGGCCTGCTGAAAACCAACCAACAGTTGGGATGCCTGGAATGATTGGTCAGCTTCAAGGACCTGGAGAAGAGCCTCAAGGTGTGGCATTTGGGGGCCAGAAGGTTGTTCCGATCCCTCCTGAACAACAGCAAGCACGAGCCGAGAACGCTGCTCGCCTCATCCGAAAGCAAACTGAAAACGACTATCAGGAAAAAGTCTCCAACATCCTCAAAGAACACGGAAACGAGCAGTGGGTAAAGGACAACAAAGACGAGCTTCTTCAGGATACAGCTCGACATCAGCTTGGGCTTCCGCCTGCAAAAGATCTAACCGAGAGCCAAGAGACCGCGAAGATCCTAAACGGATGGGCGCATGCTCAAACCCAACTTGCTCCTACTGATCCAGAATATAAGTTCCACAAAGCTCGGTATGACGCGTTAGCAAATCTATACAAGCTAAAGGGTCTTGCTAACCCTATGACTGGCCTTAACTACAACGCCACCACAGTTGCGCCAGCTCTTCTCCAGAAAGCCCAAGGCAACCTAAAGGCCAACCACGCCGATTGGGACAAGCTCGACGACCACACAAAGGCTCAGCTCCTTCATGGTGAAGTGACAAGAATTGCTTCAGACCCAACTCAGCTCCCTCCTGGTACCCATCCTGCAATTGCAGGTCTAGCTGCTGAGCGTGCTCACCAAATGATTGGAACAGTAAGTGCACCTGAAGACCCGATGAAAGGAATGGAAAACGACCTAATGAAACAACTCTTTCCGAACGGGTTGGGTGGTGCGATTGGGGGAGGCATGCTCCCAGGGAACCCTCCGCCTTCTCAAGCTCCAGTTCCGCCAACATCTCAAATCCGGTAAGCTATGGCAGATGACTTCAGCCTCGAAAAGTTTTTCGGGCTCGGCCCAGTCCCTGAGGAAAGTCCTGTCTTACAGTGGCTGAAGAAACAAATCAATCAAGAACACGGACCTACAGGCGGGGCACTACACAACGAACCCCAAGCTCCTGGACCTGCGTCCACAATCTATCAAGCTCTAACCAACCCCGGTGGAGTTCTAAAGGGTGTTGGACAAGGAATCGCTGGCGGTGTTCGTGGAGTTACCCAGTCAGGACTAAATGTGCTGCAAGCGTTGAGTCCTGTACCAATTCCCGGGGCAACAGATGAGTTCAAGCGTGGGGATCCGAACTCTTATTTTGATCTGCCGAACGCTGCCTATCGAGCTTCGCGCATCGCAAACGCAGCTGAATTCGGTGCGCCTGACGCAATCAAAGCTCGCGCTGATGCGGAGCTAAAGAAAAAAGGCCTAACACTCGCCAACGCAACAACCGAACAAAAGTGGGACGCAGGTCTCACAGGCGCAGCTAAAGCCCTTGGAATGGATTTGTTACCAGGGAAAGAAGTTGTTCAAGCCCTAACAGGTCGAACTGAAACCGGCGTTGATGAACAAGGAAACACAACCTATCGCCCTACTACCGCTGAAGACCTAGGCCAAAGCCTCATCACCGGTCCAATCAAGCTAAGTGTTGCAGATCAAATCGCAAAGGGCCTTGGCGTGCCTGGGGGCTTAGGGGTTCATGCGGCTCTTGGAGAAGAAAACCCCGCTGGACTTGGGCCCTCTGACGCCACAGTCCGCAAAACAATCAGCATGGGTGAAGTCCGACAGGCCCAAAACTCCCTTAAGGCCACCAACGAATTCAACGCTGGCGTAACCGGCAACGTCGAAGGCACACCAACAATCAACCCAGTTGAGCCAACGGCTCTAGGTGAGCCGCCCCCTGCCCCAGGGGTGGCTGCAGGCCGAATCACCCAAGAAGCCCACGACCTGATTCAACAAACAATTAGTCCTGAGACAGCTGAAGCCAACCGACAGCGAACACTTCTAAGCAGCCCCCAGATTGCAGCGGTTCAGGCCCGCCTTGCTCAAAGCAATATTCTTCATGATGTACTAACAAGTGCTGCAAAGGAGGGTGGGATTCGTCAAAATGAACTTGTTGCCCGAGTGATTGAGCAAGGCGGGCTACCGGAGCTTGGCAACATCGCAACCCAACTCGCAGAGCGCCATGGAGTGACAGTTGAGGAAGCCTCAAAGCTATTAGCGAATGAAGTTCGCGAGTCTTCGACTGAGGCTGGGCGATACGAGGCCGCGCTTTCTCATGGAAAGGATCTGATGGAAGCAGAACTCCTTCATCAAGCAAATGCAGGAGATCCGGCAGCAGCACGCTCGCTTCAGGCGCTACGCCGTGTGAGTAAAGCTGACCCGCCCTACATGGGCCTCTGGCAAAAGGCTTCGCTTGCATCAAACAAACTGGTCGAGAGGACACGTTTGGGAGCGCTGGTGATGACCCTCCCTAACACAGTCCGTAACACCATCAGCCATCTCGGGAATGTTCAAGTAATGAACATCTTTGACGCAGCGGCCACAGGGATTGCGGAGTCAATCACAGGCCACCTCAACAACGATGGGAGGCCTGCTGGGGAATATTTTGGAGATCTTGCAGGGATTGGTCATGGGCTGTATGACACCCTTAGTCCAGCTGGGCGTGAGGTGTTTAAAGAAATTCAAAAAAACCTTCCCCTTAACACAGACATGCTAAATGGAGTTGCTGGACCGCTTGCTCTTGACGCTCGTTTGAATGTTATTGAGAATCTTAACCCAAAAAGAAACTCAACAGGCATCGAAAAACTTGATGGCCTAATTGGGCTTGGCAACATTCTCAACAGTAGCCAAACAATTCTCGCCCGGCATCTGAGTTTTCGTACACGTCTTGAGGCAAATCTAAAGGGGATTGGAAAAAGTCTTGATGATTTAAGGGCTGAGGTTGATCCCTCTTCTGGAGAATTTCCTCAAAATTCAAAGATGGCTGTTGCTGAGGCAACAGAGCACGCGCTTAAACAAACCTTTAGCTACCTACCAAGTGAAAGCCCTGTCGCAAAAATCATTACTGTAATGAAGAACTACGTGCCGTTCGCGACAGCCCTGACTGTGCCGTTCCCTCGCTTCATGGTCAATGCGCTTCGCTACAATATGGAGCGTTCGCCCGCGTTGTTCTTTGATCTCTTTGACAAGGACTTTCGAGACAAGTTATATGCTGGAGTTGAAGGCGGCCTTGAAACCAAGATGGCCCACAGGCAGCTGGGGAAAGCTGTCGAGGGTTTCTTCAACCTTAACATGGCCTACAACATCCGAGCGAACCCCGCGTTAGCTGGCAATAAATGGTGGGAAATCCGCACTGGCGATAAGGACGCTGACGGTAACGACCGCATTCGAGACATGAGTGGATACCATCCGTATGCAGCGTGGCTGGGGTTAGGTGAAGTCATGCACCGCTACACCACCGGTCAGGGCTTTGATGGAATGCCAATCAATGACTTTCTGAGGATGGTCGCGGGCATCAGGCAGCTTGGAAATGATGTGCCTATTACTGGGCTTGCGGACCTAGTGAGTGCTGAAAATTCCTCCGACCCAGACAAGTTTGAAAACATGTTGAAGAAAGGAGTTGGTGGCTACATTGCCACCTTTCTTCACTCAGTCCAACAAGTACAGGCGGTTTATGGGAATGGTTTAAACGTTCCGACAGGTCCGCCTGCGGCAGTTGGAGGGACGCCGGTGAGTCAACCTTCGCGGACGGCTCAACTTGTAAGCCCTCATCCTGAGGTCCTCTATCACCGAGATATCAAGAACGATCCGCTGACTGGGCCCGTTAGAACCATCACTAATCCTTCTGCTGAACCAATCCGTTACAGCCCCTACAACGGTAAGCCTGAAGTCACGACAGACAAACCGCTTAAACGCCTGGTGACTGGTGTTCCTGAGATTGGCAAGAGCCGCCTACAATCCTTGATTGAAGAGCTCCCTGGAGCCTCCATCAACCAACTTATCGGAGCCTCAACGCGCGACGCGACTGCTAACGAAGCCATCCGCCGTAACTTTGGTATACTGGTAAATAAGAAAGGAGCAAACGGAGAAACAGTTGCCAATACTATCGCGAAAACGCTCCAGGATGCGAACCTCACCCCTGAGGCTCGGCATTTTATGCTCGCAAAAATCCTTGACCCTGTGGCAAAAGTTGCTAGAAATGTGGCGAAAATTCAAGTCCCGCTTCCTTCAATCGAAGAGGACATAGAAAAGCGGCTACCGTTCCTGAAGAAGACTCTTGAACGGGAGTTCAACAAACGCCAACCTTCGTCTGCTAGCTCCACCACCCCTTAAAGCGGCCCCAAGATGATACCAACAAACTCACTATTGCCAGACATACCGCAGCATCCAACACCAGCCCCACAAGGCGGGGCGTCAATCGCGGCCTCTAGCGAAAGGATTGTTTGGTGGTTGCTGACGCTTTGTGCAGGCATAGCGTTCAGTGTGATTGGCGCGTGGGCAATGAACATCAATCATCGGCTTGACACTCTTGACCAACGAACTGCGACACTAGAAAAGCAATACTCAGAGATTGACGCAAAGTTAGATATTATCATTCGGTATGCGTTTCCTCATGCACTGGTTGTGCCTGATAAGCGTTAGTTATGGCTCAAGAAGACAGCACATTCGGAGTTAGCGATAGTTGGGCACCGCCACAACAGGATAATCCTCGACGGATCCCAACCTATGAGGAGTCCCACTCAAATCCCTCCCCACTAAAGCGCCTTGCGATGAGGTTTATGAATGACCCGACTGCGGGCGCAGCCCCTGCTGCGATGGCTGTCACAGGTGCTACACCGCTGCGAGCGTTAGGTGCTGGAGAAAGCGAAAGCCTACTCAGCTCGCTAATGGAAAAGCTTCCTAAGATTGCGCGCGGTATGAACCCTGGCATGGCAGAAGACCTCTCTCAAGAAGGCTTGATGAAAGGCTTCCAACATATGAGTGAGGGTGTGCCAGCGCACCTTCAGGGAGCTGACCTTGAGGAACACCTCACGAATGTGGCTCGCCGCCATATGGAAGGTATCTTGAAGCAAACCAAGAAAATTGCTTCTCACGAGGGTGTGAGCCTTGATGAAGGGGGCACACTGATGAGCGACAAGTCAGGGGCTCCGTCCGAAGGATACTCAAAAGGCATCGCGCCGGAACGCGCTAAACCAGTCCAGACTGTTATGCCGACTGATGCCCGTCAAGTTCTAGCCACAGTCCAAGCACTGAAGCCTGGAGGCGGCAGCGGTCTGGATGAACTCCACCGGAATCTTGCCCAGAAGAATCTTGTTCAAGGAATCTCACGTCGGAATCTCCGAGACGCTTACCAAAGCTTTGATGACCATGACTTTCGGGATGCGTCACAAGCGGCCCAGCAGTTAGGCCTGACTAAAGCCACCCCTGCCCGAGTCTTCAACGCAGGCGGCATCCATCCTGAAGCTGTCCATAACGCAATCCAACAAGTCATTAGCGAGCAACCATCTGGAAGGGGCTTTGCGCCAGCTGGACGCATGACCGCTCCCGCACTTCGCTACTTGGTGAATGATGAGGCGCCTGGGGATATTGCGCGAAGCCTTGGCTATCGTCAGCCTGGCCAGCTTCGAACCTTCTTCAACGACCTCCAAAACATCTCAAAGGGTGTGATGGAAAAGCTCAAGCCCCAACACTAACAAACGGCAACGACGCTTGCTGACACGCGTAGCTGATGTGGAGTGGAGGTGTTGCGTGACAGCGTTTGTAGATCTCCTCCCAGTTCTTCACTTCTGTCCAGCAGTGGATGCCCACACCAGCAGGCATGCTAGCACAAATCTGGCGATCATCGTCAAAGTGGTAAGTTGCATGGAGGGCCTTCACAACTGAGGCTTTGTCAGACGGACAAACATTACACAACACTCCCGCCACATCCGCAAGGTGGATTGCGTTGAAGTGGAGCCATTCCTTGGTTTCCTTTAGCGCATCTTGGAAGCTTCGACTACTGACGAAGTAGACATCAGCTTCGTGAGCAATCTCCCCTAGCCACCACTGGAGGCGTTTGTCAAAAGCTTTCGCGTAACGATAGCTCCCAACTTGGCGATCCATGATTGCTAGCTCACCAACGTCTGCCACCACTCCATCAATGTCGAAGCTAAAGATGCGTCTCAACGGCAGGCTCCTTGGGGATGTTACCGGCAGTTACGGCTAGACGGGTCGCAAGGCGTCGGTGGGATTTGACCTAGAATCTGTTCAGCTTGCGTTAGCTCTTGACTCACGACATTCAGCAAGTTGATGCTTGTTTGGAGGTCCGCTGTGCCGATTGTGCCAGACGCCATCGTCAGGTTGACAAGCGTTGTGATTGTTTGAGTGACTTGGATGCTGGCGGTCCTCAATACAAGCAACACATCTGCTTGAGCGGAGGCAACGCCTCCTACAAAACTCGCTGCGCAAAGAACGCTAACAATAAATAGTTTTTTCATACGTTTTGTTTCTCCTTCTGTTGGGCTTTGTCATACACACTACACTCGATTGAACAATACCAAGGTCCGGCTTGCGAAGCCTCCACACTTAGGATCCTCCGCCCACGTTGCTCATACGGCCTCTCATAGTGTGGGCGTCTGCCACCACACCCCTCATATGAGCAATGCACCAGCTTTGTATTTGGGGAGGTCATTGAGGTCAGTCCGTCCAAGCTCCTGGAAGTGAATCATCGCGGCTATGTTCCATACTGTCGCCGCTTCGTGATCCTCATCGTGAAGTCCTTTAGCAATTCGGTTGAGATGCCGTTTCGCGCTGCAAAGTAGCGAACTGAACGGGATCCCTTTTTCCCAGTTGCGATCCCCATAGACTTTAGCGCCCGCTTCATACCACTTCGCAAGGCGATCTTCCATGTATGGAGAGATAAGGTCGAATCTGCCTCGATCGGTTTTGACCTCTCGAACCGCACCGTTCGGGCAGGTCTCGACGTTGTTACCGCTGTTTTTAAGGACATATGTTGTTCCGTAAGGTAGTTGCGTGTTACTTTCACTAAGGCTTATTGGGGTTGCTTCATTTACAAACATATAATCAAAATGCTGCTTGTCGTTCATCCGGCGTATTCTTCTCCGTCAGGGGCCACGAAACTGTGATTGACAATTCGAATCACGTAGTAGTTAAAGTGGCCGTTTGGTTTGATGTAGAACTCGCCAAAGGCTTGCTGCCAAGCGCTAGGGCGGCCTTTCATGTATTTTTGATCGTACCGACACAGACATCCAAGGCTCTGGCCTACGATGGTGTTGTTGTCTCCGCGTTTTGTTTGGCTGTAGGTTTGAATATCATGGGTGTGGCCATAAAACACATTCTCTCCAAACGCCTGCACCATTTTCTTCGCGTGGTGTTCGGTGATGTACAGGCCGTGGACGAAGGCTGCTTTTCCAATCCTGTAGATCTCACCCTTTGACCAACCCTGTACCCATTGGATGCCCCGATCTCGGAGGTGAAGGCCATTCTCAACCTCCGCAAGCCCCTCAAGCGCGGGGTTCTCGTCAATGAACCTCTCCACTCGAAAGTCATGGTTCCCTTGGATTATTGTTTGCTTTGTATGTGGACCAACAATCTTAGCGTGCCTATCAAGCACACTATTGACAAGGTTGTAATCACGACTGATGGCGTTTTGTGCAACCACGCGACCACGCAAATTACCGCGCTCGTGAGAAGAAATATAGTCAAAGTCGATCAGATCTCCAAGCCACACAACCTCATCCCACTCGTTGTCGGCCATGTAGGACTCAACTGCATTCAGGGTTCGTTGGTCATGATGTGGGAAATGGATGTCAGGCAACACTAGGACATGTTTCATAGGCGTTTACTGTTTTGCTCCCTTGAGAATCTTTTCAATGCTTGATGCTACATGCGTCATCACTGCCCCACTGAATTCATAATCCTCCTGTTCAAGCCAACCATGCATTCGAGAAGCAGCACATAACATCGCAAGCTTTTGGGCTTGGCCCCTGGCACGATTGGCGTACTCTTGTACGTCGCGGCTAAAATAGTCGAACCGATTTCTGTACCAATTTCGCCAAGCATCTCTGGCATCAGCTGTCGGAACAATTTCTCTGGCTCGATGCCATTGCGCAACAGCAGCGCGCACAAGCTCAGGAAACGCGACTCGGGCGGCTCTGGCCGCTTTAAGATCACTTTGGGAGTTATCATACTTTACCCACGCCACATGTCGCTTACCATAGTCTTCGTGTGTAACAACAAACCTCGGCACAAACCCCCCAGTCATGCTGCCTTCTGGAAGGTGCCGAAGCCACGGTAGGGTGCTGCCCGCGATCATTGTCATTGTCGGGTGGAGGATCATCTGGCGGCCAGCGCCTTTCGTGCTGACGTCTACCTTTCGTCCAGTCGAAAGGATGTCCGTGAGGCGCTGCATTTTTCCGGCTTGGTAGTCTTGAGGCCCAAGGAATGCTGCTAACTCTCCAACTCCTGTAAAGCACACCGCTGGGTCCCCAAGCTTGACCAGTTGTTCCTCAATGTACTCAACTGTTTTGCCTGCGATAAGGGTGGTCGCATGGACTCGATCAATGACTTCAGTTGCTGCATCAATGATGGTGTCTTTTCCAATTCCGGGAGGCCCGATAAGCAACACTGACAAATTCGGCCACACCCGCAGACCTTCATCATCGATCCACAGCTGCCTTCGGAGTGAGCCGCCAATCACCGACAGCCCACTTAGGATGCTGTAGCTCAGGGGCACTTCCGTGATTGCAAACTGATCTAGCCATGTGTGTAGGATGCTATCGTTTGGAACGCTTTTTCTTGATAGGCTCAAGGACTTTCCTTGGACTACAAACCGGACAATGCCCTTCACAATACTGCCGCCGCTCGACAATGTGAATTGACTCACCTCGCCCAATTGGCGTGCAGTGTTGCCAACAACACCACCCATCAAAACCATTGAGGCGGTAACACTTTGGAAGCTTGCCTTCAGGTAGTTTCAATAATACTGAATCCGCTTTCTTCTGTTTCATCTGGGTCAAAGTCCCTCATCGCTTCCCAAGCTTCCTCAACGCACTCCTCTAACTCAGGAGGTAGGAATCCGCTCACAAGCTCATTATCTACCACCACCTCAATTGAGGGGTGCAAGCCCCCATTATCAAAAAACTCCAGAATATTCAGCAGGAGTCGCCCATAGTCAGCCGCAGTGTTTTTGTTCATGTAAGTTTCTTTACGTCCCCCCATGAGACGTTGCTGTATTGCTGCTCAACCCCAAGACAGAAGTTGTCTAGCTCCCGCCAGGGCTGAGTCATTACCATCCGAAAGATATCTGCTGCATCATACCGAGTCGTGTGTGGGCCTTGCCCGACTAGCGAGTCGTGGACCTGGATGTTCAAGAACCAGCCTTGCGGTAACTGTCCAGTTACACCCAGTCCAAGCGCTACTATCTGCGTCTTGAATCGCTCGGGATAAAGCCCGATCATACACCGCAGCACAATGTCTGCGAGGGTTGATGCAGGTAAAAACGCCAAAGCCTTTGTAGCGAAATCTCGTCCCTGGAACCATCGTCTCCGACGAAAAGCATTCTCCAAGTAACTTTGGCGTTCGGCTGTTTCGATTGTTTCTTGTTGCCACAAGGCGGTACGCGCGTTGCGACCTTTCCATATTTCAATCATCTCCTTGATATCAGCTAGGCTGTAGAAGAAGCCCTGGACAGCGAGGTATTCTTGGGTTTTCTTGACTCCTAGGCCATAGTTTCGACCGTGGTTAATGACCTTGCCTGGCGCTCGGAGATGTGCAAACTCATTGTCTTTCGAGACGTTGCAGTTAAAGAACGCCGAAGCCATGTCTGCATGCTCATCATACCCCGGTGTGTTGAGGCGTTCCCATCGTGGCCAATCCTTCGCGAGCCATGCGGTGATCATGTTCTCGCCTTGGATGATGTCGGAGTCTAGGAATCCAAAATCTTCTCGATCAGGGACGAATATTTTACGAATTGATTTGGGTTGATTTTGTATGTTTGGATCGATCCCGCGTCGTCTACCACTACTAGACAACCTTCCCTCACTTGTGCCATGAACAAGAAGGTTAAAATATACCCGAGGGACTTCCACAAGTTTCGGTTTTGCAAAGCTACTCCTTTGTGTGCTGAGCTTTTTCAGTGCATCAACCGCTGCAAACTCTATATTGCTACGACCCCAGGTCTTGCGGGCGTTCTTGTCGGCGGTTGAGCGTCCGGTTCGTCCATGAATATATGGGGCCAGTCCAACGTTGGCTGCGTAGGCCTTGGTTGCATCAGCACTATTCCAGGGAACGATGGTGAGAGTTGAATCAACCTTAATCCGCTTAAGCTGTTGAAGCTCGCCGGACTCAACGGGCATACCGCAAGCCACACAAGCCACAACACCTGGCTCAGCAAAAACAATCGGAGTTTTGAGATGCTTCGCGAATCCGCGACGTTTGTTTCCATTACAGTATTTTGTCTTAGGCTTGAAAGTGTTTGGAGGAGCATCAACGAGTCGCTTGATTGGTTTGTCATAAGGGGCTAGACCTTCGGGTAATGTTTGTTGAATGCGGCTAATCTCAGATTCAATATCTTTGCGAATGTCAACAACTCGTCGGTTGTCAATTCTGAGACCTGTGTCGCCAAGCTCTCGACAGATAAAGGCTGCTGGCACACTGACGTTTTCGTAGGTGTAGCGCAGGGCGTATTTGTCGAGAGTGATGTTGAGGGGAACAGCACACTGAAGAGTCCCATCCGTATCTCTTGCGTTGTAGAGACGGTACGCTTCATCAGCTGAAGCACAACCTCCATAGCCTCCAAACTCTCTCGGAATTGCGTCAGGACTGTCCCAAGTTTTCCATTGAGCGCCAGTAGCTCGGATTTCTCCTGTGTGTTCATCTTCTGTTTCCTCTCCTCGTCCTTTCCAAAAGACCTTTGTGCTGAAGACTGACGCGACAAACCCCAAGTCATGTTTCATGTCAGGCTGCACAAGGTGTTGGATGAGCATGGTGTCAGTCAAACGCGCGCCAACGTCCCACCCCCACTTCTCAAAAAACTTTGTGTCAGCCCCAACGATGTTATGGCCAATCAGCTCAACAGCGCACTCAAACAACCCTCTAAGAACGCCTTTACATTCATTAAAATCCACAACAAGAGCGCTACCGGTGCGAGCAGAAAGTCCACAAATGCTAACATTACCATAACTATCCCACTCGAAATCAAAGCTAATGGGTTGTCCCGCGAACTGAAGTCGAAATTCTTCAACATCTTTTGGCCCTCCCCACAGGTTGTAGTTTTCTGGAGGCAACCGTAACGATCGCCGAAGGTCCTGGGCTGCCACACTGAATAGCCCCGCGTTCCGCATAAGGTATGCGGGGTGAAGGGTCGGCACTACGCGCGGCCCTTCCGCCACATGCCCCCGCAAGGGGAGCGGACTGCCACGCCACGTCAACACACCTTGACGGTTAGTGACTGCCCGAAGCGCCTGATCCCCAAACGCAATTATCTTGCTGGGCTTTAGCTTCGCGATTGCTGGCCATAGGTGATGTTTTGCGCAGTAGGCTACTGCCGCGTATCCATCGGCCTGCGAAACAGTGTGACCTGTTTCGGCTTGGGCGATAATCGGGAACTGAGGAGACGTTGGATACTCATTTTTAGGTGGCCTACAGCCAATAGTATTGATAATATTAACACGGCTCCTGCTAACCCGACTAGCCCTAGCAAGACTATTAAGCCAACCGCCTGCGCCACCAACAAAAGGCTCACCTTTCTCTATCTCCTCTCCACCTGCGGCTTCGCCAATCCACAACTCACCGCCCTCAGCCGGGCCGTTCCCAAGCTTGAGGGGGACGTAGCCTTGAGTGACAGTGTTGATTGGGCAAAGCCTACAAAAGTCTGGTTTAGTTGTCACTGGTTGATTGTGGACACACCGTCGTCAACAGGGTTTGTGCAGTCGAAATTGCGGTTGATGCCAAACCACTTCCGAAGGAAGGCTTCCATGTCAGGGGTCATAACTACATTCACCCCACCTACAGCAAGACTGCCACCATACGCAACGCTTCCAGTGTAGCAGCTAAAGCGAAGGAAGGTGATCTTTGAGAGATCAACCCACTCTCGGGCTGTTGTCTGGGTTAGGTTTGAAGGCGGTCCAACAGTCGAGGGCTGTGGGACTGTCTGCGTTTGTCCCCACAGTGATGCTGCTGTAAGGGCGAGCGTTGCAAGTGCGCGTTTCATAGTCTACCTTCCTCTTCTTTCTCGGCCTTTAGGCCGTATTCTGCGATGATGCCACAGGTCTGGCAAAGGGTTTTCATCCAATACCCATCCCCATGGTTGCTATACTGAAGCTGACCTGGCTTCCCACACATTTCACAAATGCTGTAGCTTTGCTCTTCGGCTTCGGAGATACGGTCGAAGATCTCAGAGGTGCCGCCACCAATGTAAAAGCGGAGCCCACCGAATTTTTCCTTCACCTGATTTAGGTGGCCGTCCCATCCAAGCGCATCAAGATCCGCGATAAGCTTCAGAATGAGGTCTCTCCATCCTTCTCCGACCATTCCTGCTGCTTGGTGTGGGTAGCCTGTTATGCCGCTAGGGAAGGTGAGTCTCATTTGGTAGCCTGCCTATGTGCGTTCTGTTGCATCACACTCTCCATGTACCAGTCTTGTTGGTGGGAGTAGGCGTCGAACTGTAGCTCAGCGAGGCCTCCAAGCACACCACCTACTCCCACCAACAAGACCACAATCAGCAGCCATTTGAGCATACAGATAGCTCCTCAATATCAGCGAGGTTCCCAACCCGCCGCAGATAGTCCCTGCCCCCGTCAACTGCCACCGAGCCGCACCGACAATAACGAAAATCATGCCTGTGAGTTGACTCGATTGTTTGATTACATTTCAAACAACGAATTCGGTTGTGGAGTATTGTTTCTTGAGCAAGTGGTTTCATAAAAAGTTGTGGGCGGCTTTTCACCGCCCTTGGAGGCATTCACCAGCTGGCCTTGCCTCTAGGCTTTGGAGCTACAGAAAGGATTTGAACCTTTAACCAACGCATTACAAGTGCGCTGCTCTACCGTTCGAGCTACTGTAGCAAACACCTCAACAACACAAACCAAAGACCCCCACAAGGTTCACAGGGATCTTCAACAATCGGATCGTTCAAAAGGATTCACCTCCTTTAGACTGGAATGATCTCCTTCCAGTTGATTTTGTTGATGGTCTTCGGGGTGACTCCATCTTTCTCTACAGACCGAGCGTTACCTTGCCAATCAACATCAGGCACAACCAGCACCTGAGTACGAAAGTCCGGTTGGTCTGTCGAGAGCTGCTTGAACCACTCGTCGATGTGCTCACCAGGAACCTGGTTGACTCCTGTGGCGTCCATCAACAGACGCAAGCCCCTCAAAAATTGCTTGCTAAAGAATCCCGTCTCCCAAAGCCTCCGTCCAGCAAACTCTGGGTGATTCTTGATAAGGAAGCTGAACTTCACATACTCCCCCGTGTCACCCTTCTTGTGAGACTTGCCGTCGGTTTTGTAGTTGAACTCCTTACGCTCGGCTTTCAACACCTGAAGCGTGTAGAAGTCCTGAGGGATCGCCTTAAAGGACGGATCAACCTCGTTCAGGTCTACGTATGTGAAGCCCTCTTCTTGGGGCGTGGTGATTGTTTCAATTGACATAGCGTTAGTTGTCGCGAATGCGGTCATTTATCTCCTGAGTTGGTTAAGTTACTTTTTGGGGGAAGCTACAGCCTTAGCAGGCTGAGCTGGTTTAGCTGGGGCAGCCGGGACTTTGGAGGTCGCAGTCTTCTTGCCCCAGTCGATATCACAGTCAGGGGTCTTGAACAGGTCCTGACATGTGGTGGTTTGGTATTTGTTGACTTCAGCCTGAAGGGCTCCGATTTGTTGCGCAAGCGCCTGATAGCGCAGTGTTGCATTTTCAAACTTCAACATCGTGACTTCAGGGATTGGTTTTGTCGTGGGCTTAGGTTGGCCAAAGAACTGGCAAGCTCCGCAGCCTAGCGCAAGCCCCACGGTAAGGATTGTTTTGCTAAAAGTGTTCATGTGTTTTTGTTCGTTTAGGTATTTCTTCGTCCGCTGTCCTTTGGGGCGTCATAGCCCGGTGTTTTGTTGGCGTTCTCAAGTGACGCCGCCTCGTAGCCTTCTTGGTTACGCTTTGGCACAATTGCCTTCGGCGAACCACAGTCGTCACAAATGTGAGTTGTGTTGGTGGTTGTGCCGCCACAGTAGTCACACTTCGCGGTCAGCTGTTGGTAGGGATCGCGATTAATAACAGGGTCTGTTGGGTGAGGCCTTGCGCCTCCGTCTGGAGCCTGATTTGAGCCACCACTCGGGTAGTTTGGCTCATACTGGGCGCTGCCACCGCTGCCTCGTTTCGCATTACCTCCGCCCTGTTGACGGCTGTACTCTTCTGTGTTGTTGGATTTATGACGGGGGTCAAGCCTTCCGTCATTACTCATGCTGTCGTATGCCATATTGTTTAGTTCACCTCAGTTCGTTTTGATGCCTTCATCAGGACGGTTTGATTGCGTTAAGCCGTGGAAGCCACCACTTCTCCCAAATCTCGCAGTAGTTCAGCGGGGCTTCGGTCGGGAATACATTTGTCCTGTCTCCGAGAATTCGCTTCCCGGTTCCCTCAGCACTACTAACAAGCACCCGTTCAGTAACACGCAGCTTACCCCCTGGTTTCGCAGGATCTTCAACAACCCGCTGCTTAACATCAATAGAGCTAACCGTTTGAAACATACTAGTGGCTGTTTGAGCCATTGCTCCAGGCAAATCGGGCTGGATACAGATGAGGTTTCCGTCACGGTCGGTTTTGTCCTTGAGGGTGGCAGTCACTACCAGATGTTTGCGGAACTTGGGATCGGGGAGGGTTGTGAGCCAGATGAAGCCTGCCAAGATTTCACGCATTTTCTCGCCCATGGTTTGATAGTCGCCTTGTTCTGGGACTCCTGCAACTCGCGTAGCAGCTGGCGTGCCCTTGCTGTACGGAAATTTGAGGGCATACGGCTTAACAAATCTGGCAACAACATCGGTGGCGTTGTCAAGGACGACTCCTGCATAGGTTTGGTCACTCGGAAGTGCAGCAATTACGGCTTGAAGATCGTTTAGCGATTGTGGAGTGACATATGGCACATCAAACTCCTGGATAGACATTGTACCGCCGCCCTCGGCGACCTCACACGCCACCACAAGCGTTGGCTTGCCGTAGTAACGAAGGGTCATTTCGTTGAGCGTAGCAGCTAGCGTTGTCTTACCGTACTTGTTGTACGCATAAACAAGATTACATAGCTTCGTGTCAGGGTTGATGACATTGCGAGTGGAACGAACTTCAAGACCTCCGATTTTCAAACTGTGCCTCCACTTAGCTTCGCCAGAATCTGCTCAAGAAGTGTGTTAGTTCGAGCCGCGTGTTCCCAGCTTTTACAGTCATGCCACTTCATGCGGTCAGTAAGATCGCTATAGGTTTTACTGTCAAGACACTCTCCACAGGCTTTACAAGTGTACCTATACCAACCATCTGCGTGTGTAATGCTCAAACTGTGCCTCCAAAGGCTGTATACAACTCCCACGTCTGACGCAGAGTTTTTAGGGTGTGGAAGCGCGTCTCAAAACTCAGTGAGAACCACTTCGCCCGACGATCACCCTTTCGGCAATGAGGCCAAATCCAACCCACATAATCTTGAGTGTCGTCAGCTACCGACAGGTGAAACCAAATTCCGTTTTTATCAATCGACATAAGTCCTTTAGAATGAACAGGACACAGGGCGGTGCTGGCTTTTGCACTGAGCCAGATCACGTCCGCTATGTCCTGCTCTGGTTGGCGAGAGAAAAAGGAAGGAAAACTCCCGCCGACTTCGCTCAAACTTCGAGAATGTTGTTTGTGCTGCAGTATCAACACTATAGCACAACCAGCCTTTTGTTGTCAATACGAACACCCTAGGGAGACAGGGGTGCTAGTTGCCAGCAACAAACATTATCTTGCCCGCTTCGCGCCGCCAATGTTTGCGTCCATAACGCCAGGGCTGGCCACACTTCACACACCGGTGGCCTGCTTTGTCGGAATCCTTTAGGGGGTTGTGAAGCGTTTCTTCGTGGCAAGTGGTGCAGTATTTTTTGATCATAGCGTTAGTCAATTCCTTCGTACCGGACATCCTCAAGATATTCAATCCGCTCAATTGCAGCTAACAACGCTTGGCGGAGCTCTGCCACAAACTTTCCATGAGCCGCGATGTGCTTAATCTGTTTCATGTTTTGGGCTGTAAAATACTCGCCTGCTTTCATTTTGGTTTCTTCCATGTTGATTTTGATGAAATCTCCGTGGGGGTTGGGGGTCATTTTGTGGCCTTTATAAGAGCGTCTAGCGTGTCAACAACCTGGTGAACGGTTTGAACTGTCACATGAACAGTTGACATCACATCAGCAAGATCGTCGTGGAGCCAGATGATCTGGGCTTCCTGCAACAGAAGTACCAGAATAAGTAACACTATGATTACTTTCATTGAATTGTCTCCGTTAGGATTTGGATGAGCTTTTCTTGACGCATGTAGGCATGGGTGTCGCGTTTTACAAAAGACGGATCCCCATCAGTTGGCCTATTGTAGGTATGGTTATCGAAGAACTCACACACGCTATTCCCCCATACACAAATCTCACGGCTAGGGGGTGAGTCAACACCATCTAACCCGTATCCTGTTTGACGTGCCTCCTGCATCGCCTCCGCGACTTGGGTGATTTCGCGCTTTGCGGTTGCAAGCTGGTCTTCTGTTCGCTGAACCTTAAGGCGATAGATCTGGGGCTCAGCTCGGGAAGCCTTTGGTTTGTATGGCGTCACGAGTTGTTTGTGTCCGCAGAGTGGACAGGCGTGCCCCTCGCCAGTACTGTAGAACAAACTGAGTTCAATTGTTTCACCGCATCCTTTGCACTTTCGCTTAGGGATATATACTCTGGGCTTCTCAAGCACACACACAAAAAGGCCATTAACCTTCTCACCTGGTAGTCTATTGCGAAGTCCCAATAGCTGAAAGTTCGCTTGCATGTTGCAGGCCCACCCTGCGGCGTAGGTATCTCGGGGTTTTGCTTCGTCTTTGGTTTTGTATTCACGTATCCACCATCCTGGTTCCAGAACAAACTGCTCACCACTCAAGCCAACGTCAATAACAGTTGGCGTTCGCACCTCAAAGTAGTTGTCAATAAGCGCGAAGCCTTCAATTCCATACACTGGGAGCGGAAACGTCACAGGCGTCTCGGTTAGTTCCGTCGGGAATTCTTCTGACGGAAACTTCCGTGCGTATGCAGCCACCATTCCCAACGCGACTTGAAGAGTCTCTGGAGAGGGACCAATCTCAGCTACTGTTGTTTCAGGAATCCCAACAGAACGACTATTTCCCCAGCCTTCAAGCCCAGCATGAACGAGACTCCCAAGAGCAAGAGCGTCATTACGATAGCCTGCGTTAGGGCGGAGCTTTTCAACACCATTGACGTATCTTTCATACCAAAACCAAGGGCACTTCATCCACGCCCGATACTGACTGTAGTCAATCCTAGCGATGCTAGGCGGAAGGTCCGGAGGTAGGCTACTTGGTGGTGCTGCAGTGCCTGTTGCGACTCTTGCAAGTGCTGCTGTTGATGTTCCCATAAACGTCAAAGACCACGTCGGTCGATAGTTTCTCGGAATGGAGCGGTGGGGTTGGAGTCGTAGATTTCCAGACCAATCTCCTCGTCCTCAAACAACTCCAACATCCGAGTCAAGCTGTCGTCTTTGGATCGAGAGTCCAAAAACTGGAATGCCCCAAGATCAATCGCCGCCATTGTTTTGAGGCCCATCTTTCGGATCGCTGCCAACGCTGACCAAAGCATCCGATCAAAGTCGGACTCTGTGATTCGAGC